GGATAATATAGTATAATTATTTTTTTACCCAAAACTATGTTTCTTTTACTAAAAAACTGTAAAGAATAAAATATTTTGAGTAAATTATATTTTAGTAAAATATAAGGAGGTTTTAATGAGAATACTAGTATGGGATATGTTATTAAAATGTTTAGGGTGATAGATGAAAAAGAATTTAAAACATCTAATAATATAGTAGACTTGAGAAAAAAATATTTCAAAGAAAAGGAGAAATAAAATGGAAAAAGAACCGCTTATATATGCGAAAGTAGAAGAAAAAAATGGAATTTTAGTATCAAAGGTGGTTGATTATGAAGATATGTCAAGAATAAAAGATTGTTTTTCGATTGGATTAACCATTATAGAAACTTTAAACGCTTTACAATACTTAGCGAAATTTGAATTTAATCATGCAATAACTCCAAATTCTAATTTAAAACTTGCCGAGTTGAGTCAAGAAGATATAATTACAGGCATGAAATTAATAAATGGAAAGGAAGTGTTATACCCAATTTTTAAATTAGAAAAAAATAAAAAATAATTAATAAAAGAAAGGAAAAAGAATGAAGAGAATATTATTATCAATGGTGGCATTTGTATTAACTTTTACCACGTCAATAAAGGTACAAGCAGAGCAAAAAAAGGGAATATATAATTGCAACGATGTTAGAATTATATCTAATTTAACAGAAAGTGAGATAAGGGGTAGGTTACCCAAAAAAATGAAAGAATTAGCACCAACTTTATATCAGATAGAACATAGTAAAACACCAATCAATGCTATCTTTCTAGCAAGTATAATCAGACTTGAAACTGGGAATGGAACTAGCTACTCCTACAATCACAGAAATAATGTGGGTGGTATAATGGGCAAAAGAGGCTTAAAGACATTTAAGAATAAAAATGAAAGTTTAGCCTATATGCAAAGCTTTTTAAACAGATTATATATCAATCAAGGGAGAATAAATGTATGAAGAATAGGCAGCAAATATTGTGTTGGTGGAAACTGGGCGAATAAAGTCCATTCAATTGCATTGAAAATGAGGTAAGATATGGTTTTTAACTGGTTTAAAAAAGAAAAAATTGACGAAATTGTTGAGTTGTTTTTAAAGACAACAATCGAAGATAAATATATATGTCTATGGCAAGGAGAAGAAGTACTAACAAAAGAAGAATATAAAGAAGTAAACTTATTTTGTGATAGATTCGTATTCTCAATAGATAAATATAATGTTATCTTTTGTAAACATGTACTTGATCCCGATTATTATATTATTATAAAAGATAAAGATGAAAAAACATATTACATTTATAAATTAAAAGGTTTTTATTCTGTAAAATATTTAAAAATGATTAAGAAAGAAGTAAAAATGAAAGACAAGAAAAGATGTAAAACAGAAGAAGAAAAAATAAAGTGTGAAATAGAATCTATATTAAAAGAGGTTTTGAGTAAATTAGAAAATAACAAGTAAAAATTATATTTTATAGAAAAGGAGCGTTAGAGATGTATATAAAATCACCATTTAATTATATAGGTAATAAGTATAGACTTTTACCTCAAATATTACCGCTATTCCCTGAGAAATGTAATGTTTTTTACGATATATTTTGTGGAGGGTTAGATGTTTCTGTTAATGTTCGTGCAAACAAAAAAGTAGCAAATGATATAAATCATTTTCTTATTGAGATAATGGAGTTTTTTAAATTTAATGATTATGATTATATACTTAAAGAGATTGAACAGACTATTTTAAAGTTCAATTTAGCTAAAGACAATAAAGAATCATATTATAAATTTAGAGATTATTACAATAAAAATAAGAATCCAATTTATCTGTATGTGTTAATGTGTTATTCATTCAATTATCAATTTAGATTCAATTCTAAACTTGATTATAATAATCCATCTGGCACAAATAGAAGTAGCTTTAATAAGGCTATGAAAGAACGGCTTTATTCATTTATTGAAGCACTTGATACTATCAAATTTCATAGCTGCAACTTTAAAGAATTTGACTATTCCGTTATTACAAAAGATGACTTTGTATATTGTGATCCTCCATATAGAACATCAGTGGGATCGTACAACGATGGTAAGGGCGGATTTGGAGGTTGAGGAATAGAAGATGACTTAGCACTTTTTGAAATTTTAGATAGTCTTGATACAAGAGGGGTTAAATTTGCTTTGTCAAATGTTTTCTTTAACAATGGGTTTGAAAATCAAGAGTTGGTTAAGTGAAGTGAGAAATATAATGTACACACTCTTAAAGTCGATTATAGCAATAGTAATTATCAAAGAAAAAAACATTTTAAAACAAAAGAAGTTTTGATTACTAATTATAAGAGAGATTAAGAATGGCTAAAAGAACTTTTGGAATACAAAAACCGTCAAGTTTTGAAAATTAAAAAATGTTGTGTCTATGTTTGATTTTGAAACGGATATACACAAAGATATTATTGATAGAAAAATTCCGGAATTAATTAAGGATAAAGGAATACAAAATAAGGTAATAAGTATTTTAAAAGAAAATAGTGTGGGGAGAATAATAAAATACGGTAAAACAAAAAAGGAGGAGATATTTATGGATGATAAATTATATGATTTTAAAAATATGGATGCGGATAATATATTTGAAGCATTAAAGAATATATCCGAAGAAACAGATGTTTCTAGGTTAAGTGCTGAAGAAAAGAATCTTTTACTTGCAATAAATAGTTCTTTTGAATCAGGACAAGCAAGACTATTAGAAAAATCATTATTTTTATATGAATGTATTGAAAAAGAAAGATATTTATTGAGTATTGGTATAAATAAATATATAAATAGTGAGCATATAGATATATTATTGGAGAATCTAAACGACAATGTATCTAACGACAAAATGATATTTCTATGTGATTTGGATGAATTTCCTAGAATAATTCCAAAAGATATAGTGAAAAAAATTAAAAAAATTAAAGAGAAAAAGATATTCGATGCATATTATGTATTGTATACAGATTACACTAAAAGAGCTAAGGATATAGCCAAAGGTAATACAACTAACAAATCAAAAGACCCTATATTATTTGGTGTTTTCACAAAAATGAGTAAAGACAAAAACGTATCGTTCTTAAACGAAAAGATGTATGTGATAGCAGATTGGGTTGACGAATATTGTGATTTAACTCTGGACAAACTAATGTCTATTTCTCCTGATTCGGTACATTCTATATACGGTGATGAAGATAGTCTTAATAAAATAGAGAAAGAGGACTTAGAAAGACTTGAAGAAACACAAGTTGGAAAAGAAATACTAGACACAATCAAAAAGAGTAATAAAGATTTAATAATACAGAAATCTTTAGTAAAAAACAAAACTTTATTCGACAAATTAAAGAATTTTTTAAAGAGATAAGCTATGAAAAATTTAAAATTAGATTTGAGTTTAATGAGAATTAAAAATTTTAATAGAAACTTGAGACATAAAAGTAATATTATCAAAAGAAATAATCCTAATGTATTTTCGGATAAGATAATGATATCCCAAATAGAATTTAGTAATTTAATTAAAAATTCTAAAGAGATACCTTTTACGCCTAATGATACCTATTACAATGCGGTTTATACGGGTATTTTAACTTCAGAAAATTATAAACGATTTAAAGAAATGAAAAATGTTATTTCTGATTCACATTGTGATAGATGTGGTGGTGTAATATATGCTAGCGATTTAAACGCCGATAGGCTTTGTAGAAAATGTAGTAATGAGTTATATGCTGATAATATAACAATTAAAAGAGTGAATAAAGAAAGAGTAATAGAAACAGCATTGCCTCAAGACTTTATCTCATAATTTAAGAAAGGCGGTAGGATGGAACAAACAATTAATGAATTAAAAGAATTAGAAGGAATATCTAGTTCTAAAGCAAAGCAATTCTATATAGAAAAATTATATAAGGAAAATCCTAATTCAGATTTTTTTAAAATTTTAAACTTTTTACTAGATCCAAATAAACCTAGTGGATTGAGTAAATCAAAATTAAACAAAAATGTTAAGGTTAAGGTTGTTAATTTAAATCTTAATAGCTTAGTAGAGGTTATTGAATATCTAGTCGAGAATAACACGGGTAGGGATAAAGATATATCTGTAGTACAAGACTTCATTTCTAGTAACAGAGAACACAAAGAAATACTAAAAAAGATTTTTACTAAAACACTTAAATTAGGTGTGACAGCAAAAACAGTGAATCAAATTATTCCCAACTTTATCTCTGTTATAGAATTTATGAGAGCGAAGAACTATATCGACAGATATGATTTAGGCAAGTTTGATTTTGAAAAAGAATATCAAATATCTAAAAAAATAGATGGTATTCGTTGTGCAATAGTGAAAGATAAAGGTGAAATTAAAGCCTTTTCAAGACAAGGAAAAGAAATAGATGGACTGATTGATATTATAGAATACCTAAAAATGGATACATTCGCTGATGGCGTTTATGATGGCGAACTGGAATATATAGGAGAATGTGACACTGAAGAAGAAAGATTCCAAAACACTTGTTCTATAGTAAATTCTAAATCAAAAGAGAAGAAAAATCTTAGGTTTATTATATTTGACTATATCCCCGTTAATGATTTTTTCGATGGGTGCAGCGATGTTCCATATAAAAACAGAATAGATTCATGTGTTAAAATGCTGCATAATGCTATTAAAATAAATCCAAAAACACCATTAACATCAATTAATAACTTATCTTATTATTATCGTGGTAAGGTAACCCACGAACAACTTGAAGCTATTGTAGAAACTTGCGATAAGGTTGGGGATGAGGGTATTATGATAAATGACCTTTATGCTGGATGGGAAGGCAGAAGAACATCTAATATATTAAAATTTAAGAAAAATCTAATTGCAGACGTTGAAGTTATTGATATAACTGAGGGTGAGGGCAAACATTTAGGTGTTTTAGGTTCAATAAAAGTCAGATTTTATTATAATGAAAAATTCAATTATTGCTATGTTGGTTCAGGTTTTACTGATGAAGAAAGAAAAAGATTTTGGAATAACCCAGAAGAGATATTAGGAAAAATAGTAGAGGTTAAGTATCAAAAAATAACTAAAGCTGAAGATAGTGAGGATTATGCATTAGGTTTTGCAAGTTATAATCATAGAATTAGAGAAGATAAAAGTACAACAAATGTTTAGGAAGGGTGAATAAAAATGAGTTTAATTGAGTTTAAAGAAAGTGTTGTAATTGGTTCAATAGCTTTCTACATATTTTTTTGGATATTGCTTATTGTATTAAAAATGAAATATATTATGAAAGATAATAAAAAATCTTTTAAAGATATCTTTAAAAAGGAAACACTAAAAGAACTTCAGCACAGTATTTATGAAAGCAGCGATTCTTTATCTATATTTACTAAAATCTATTTTGCTATAATCGGTTTTGTGATAGTAATAGCAACAGTTTATGAAGTGGTAAGTTTTACTGTAGCCACATCAAGTTTATTTATAATCTTGATAATCATGTATATAATAGCAGTGTTAGACTACATAGATAGGAGGATTCTTTAAAATGAGTACAGAAAAAGAATATGCATATATTTATAAATTTGAAGATGGTTCTTATTATACTTTATCGAGTTATGAAGAACCGCCTAAGGGTGATGAGTATATTTGGAAAATTAACATAAATTCGTTTAACGATGCGATTTATATGTTGGCAACTTTAAATCCAACTAATAGAGAAGTAATAGACTTAATTAAAGCAATGACTCTCAACCCAGAAGTATTGAGTAATCTTAAAATCTTTTTGAAAGAGGCAATAAACAATAGTATTTTGGAACTAGAGATGGTAAAGGAAGAAATTAATGAATTATAACAACTTCGATGAAGAAACGATAAGAGAAAAAAGTAGAGAGTTTTTTACTAAATTATTTGAAGGATTAGATGTGTTGGATATATTAGATTGTTCAAATATAGTTGGAGAAGAATTAGAAAATATTATTTTAATGATGAGTCATGAAATGGAGCTTTTTAATTAATGAGATATCTAGGTTTAGACCTTTCAATTTCCAGCACAGGATATAGTGTTATAGAGGTTGTAAAAGATAAGATAGAGATAATAGATTGAGGGAAAATAGTAACTAAAAAAGGTGATTTTGAAAATGAAGATTATAGAATGAACTTTATTGCGAATGAAATTTCCAATATTATTCATAAATGAGATATTGAATTAGTAGTAGCTGAAAATCAATTCATATCTGGCAGAACATCGGCTATAATGCCTTTAAGAAAATTATTAGGGTATGTATGTAGATTAGTTTACCACGAATATAAACTTAGGATTGAATATTTAGCCCCCCTATCAGTTAAAAAGAGAATAGCTGGAACTGGTGGTGCGACTAAAGAAATGGTCGCAAAAAAAATTCAAGAAGAATATAAAGATATTGGGGAATATAGTGATAAAGCTGGAAAGAAGAAAACAAGTGATATATACGATGCTATTGCAGTTGTAATTGCATACGTTAAAGGAGAATAAAACAGCGTCAAAACTTATAAAATTTTTATTTATGATACTTGATTTCTTTTACTAAAAATGTTATAATACAGATATAAGATTAATAGGAGGAAGAAATCATGAAGTTAGTTATAAGAAAATATCAAGATAAATATGATGTAAGCGTTGAATATAAAGATCCTTTAACAGGTAAAAGAAGATTTAAAAGAGAAGCTCTTTGTAAAACTAGAGAAGAAGCCGAACTAAAAAAGAAGAAACTTGAAAGAAGTGGTCTTTGGATAGATGTCACTGGAAAACTTTATCCCCAAAGAAAAGAAACATGGACTTTAGGAGAATGTATCCTTGCTGAGCTAGAAAGAGATTCTCAAATAGGATATAAAAAGTCAAGTAGCACTCAAAATTCATATCGGAGAATTTTTGAAAATCACATAAAAAATAATATCGGAGATATTATAATAGACAAAGTAACTCCAGATATAGTACAAGATTTAATAGACGATAAGGCAAAAAAATATGCCTTATCAACTATTAATATCATTTTTATAGTGATACAAAAAGGCATTGATTTTGCTATGAGAAAAGAATTAATAGACAAGAATATTATGTTATCAGTTAAAAAGTGGGGGAAGGAAGCTAAAACAAATGCTGCAAAAAATTATTTATCTTCAGAAGAGTTACTTAATGCAATAAATAATTGCGAAGATAGAGAATTAAAGCTTATGATGTTAATATCTGCTACAACAGGAATAAGAGAGAGTGAAGTTCTTGCTTTATCTTGGGACAGTATAGATTTTGAGAATAATATTTTAATAGTAAACAAAATAATAGTTAGAAATAAAGACGGTAAAGTTGAGCTACAGAATTTTACTAAAAACAAACAAGATATAATAATAAGTATACCGAATATACTTAGAGAAGAATTGCTAAAGTATAAGAATGAGTGGAATGAAAAAATAGATAAAAAGGAAAATATGTTGTTTTCAAAAAAAGGTGAGTTAATATCAGTCCAACTTGTATCTGGAAGATTTAAATCTTATATGAAGAAACAAGGGCATGAAAATATAACTTTTCATGGATTAAGACACTCATATGCTACAATGCTTTTTGAAAATGGACAGAGTATAGAGGGTATAAGTTTAACACTTAATCATAAAAATAGAAACACAACAGAAAAAGTGTATATTCACTTGACTGATAAATATAGAAATAACACTAAAAATATTGTGGATAATATATTCAAATAAGGGGATTGCTTTTGCCCCTTATTATGATATAATAAAATTGATAAAATTTAAAAGGAGAACTGAGTAGAATGATTTGTAGAAAATGTGGGAGTCCTTCACTGAAAGACACAGATAAATTCTGTTCTGAATGCGGGACACGGTTTGAAACGGATGAAATTGTATTAAATAACGAAGAAGAAAACGTTATTAAAGAAGACAGTGTAGAAAAAAAAGACAAAGGTAGAGTAGAAAAAAAAGAAAAGAATAAAGCGAAAAAGAAAAAAAATAAAATAGCAATTATACTAATTATAATGTTTATAATATTTTCAGGTTTATATGCCTGTAGCAATATCCAAAAGGAAGCTGAAATGGAGCAAGAAAGAATAACTCTTCAATATGTAATTGATTTGTCAGTTTATGAAAAAACGATGAATACTTTATATATTTCAAGCATTGTGTATTCTGATAACCTTATTAGTGCATGGGAGAAAGGTTTAAGTGGGGATATTAATGTCGCTTTAAAAAAATATATGGAAAAAGAAGATTCAAAAAAGGTTGAGAAAATGATTACTGACGGGTTAGAGAATACAAAAAAAGTGTATTATGAATATATTCAGCCAGTATCAATTCAAGGGGGAGGTTTTGATAATATACCATCTTTACTTGAAGAAATTGATAGAACAAGTAGGGCGTTTATTGAGCTTACTATCAATCCTGTTGGTTCTTATTCTTCATATAATAGTGATAGAACTAGATTACATAGCGACTTCAAAAGTGCAAAAGATAGGCTTACAGATAGAGTTGATGTGTTGAAAAAACAATATGGAGTTACCGAAGAAATGGTTACGGAAAGAAAGACAGAATTAATAGAAACAACAGAATAGAGTAGGGGAGAGTAGAGTAGATCTCTACTCTTTTTTTATATAAGGATCTAAATATATATATCCATGCCCCTGTAATCTTCTATCTGTATTTGGTAATGATTTTGTATTTTTTACCAAAAGCGAATACATCTCAACTTCAGATAATTTTCTCCCATATTCCTCATTAGCATATTGCTTGAGTAGTGCCATAGCACCTGTTACAAGTGGTGCAGATTGACTTGTACCAGATAATACAAGAAAATTGTCATAAACACAAGTGCTTAAAACATTACAACCATAGGCGACACAATCAACATATAAATTGGAATCGGAGAATTTAGCCATCTTCTTTTTATCATTTATTGCACCGACTTGTATGACTTCATCATAACAACCTGGAAAATGTAATTCCGTTGTTTCTGCTGAACCGTCACCACCATTCCCACTAGAACATATAACCGATACACCCATTCTATTGGCTTGTTTAATGGCTTCGTGTATCTCATCAGCTTCAAACTTTCCAGCCAAACTAATATTGATTAAATCAACACCTCTTGTTATCGCTGCATAAATACCTCTGGCTATCATATCATAAGACGCCAACCCATCTTTATCTATAACTTTATATATTAATAATTCTGCATCTGGTGCGATACCCATAAATTTATCTTTAAAATTATTTCCAGCTATTAAACCCGCAACATGAGTTCCATGTCCTAAATAATCAGTAACAATATTATCATCTCCGTTATCATCTTTTGTCATGTTACAATAGTGTATAATTTTATCTTTTAATAATTCATTTTCTATTGCACAACCAGAATCTAATATAGCTATCTTAACACCTTTTCCTGTATATCCATTTTTTCACATATGTTCTACATTCATCTGCTTGATGTACACAGGTGGTGTAGGAATATTTAGATCATCAAAATCTTCTTTATTATATATTTCACCATCATTTAATGTAGTATATTTCGCCATGTCCAACTCCTATTCAAGATAAAATGCCTTCATCAATGTTTCTTCAGATTTTTCCTTTAGATACGCACTTGTTGTTGCCATATCATTATGGTGTGCCAATGCCTTCAATGTGTCTAGTGAGAATTGAGTAACACCCAATAAATCACATAAATAGTGTTCACCAGTAGAAAGCAACTCTAATGCCGTATGCCTAAAGCTATGTATATTAAAATCAGTTTTTTTTCCAGTTTCACTTAGGTAAAGTTTATTCCATTTTTTTACCCAATCATATAATGTATTAGGGGATATTTCCTTAACTTCGCCACGATTGTTTATCCTATACCATAGAGAAGGGCAGTTGTCTTCACCACGTTGCTCTATATATAGCTTATAAACATCTTTAGTCATTTTATGATACATTAACTTAAAGGATTTTCCACCTTTTCCAACAACCTCATTAGTAAAACAACCATCTTCTTTAATACTATCTTTTCTAATTTGTGCGATTTCATTTTTTCGACCAGCACTATCAATAAGTAGTGCCAACAGCAAGGCTTGTTGATATTCTTTATCTTTTATTAATCTATTATAAATAATATTTATGTCATTCATAGACAAAAAACTTATAGTTCTAACTTTTTCTTTTTTTAACCCTTTAATTTTTGAGACTGGGTTTGTTTCATAATCCTCTTCGTATTCATCATCATTAATTGCAAAATCATACATTGTTCTTAAAGATGATAAAATTCTATTAATTCTTGCAGGTGATTTTCCTAAATCTTGTAGATAAATTACAAAATTTCTTACCTGTTTTCTAGTTACTTCATAAAACGGAATGTTCTCTAATTCATCATATATATAACAAGCAAAAATTTTAATATCATTTAAATATTGTGAAATAGTTCCTTTTGACTTGTTGTTTGATTTTAATTCTAGTTCATATTCTTCTATTAAGCTTTTGCTTTCTCTATTAACTCTAATTCATTTTTCATCAGTTCTAAAAGTATTATAATTAACTCTCTTTTCCTTCATGCCTTATTACCTCCATTTTGCTTAAAAATAAAAAGGGGTAAAAATACCCCTTATATTAAATTAACTTATATCTCCTTGCAACAGTTATGAAGCTATCCCATCTTCCTTTCTATAATAGTTTCGCAACTTCCTTAAAAGTATCGTATCTATCTCCTTTACTTCCACCGACATAATGAAGTTTATTTGCTTTTATGTTTTCATTATAGTCTGATTTTTTTATTAATGGACATCTTAGTTTTTGCGATAAAATTATAGCACCAAAAACATCAGCATCCCCATTATATATTACTAAATTTTCCATTTTACCACCTGTTTCTACTTTCCTACAATATGCAGAATGCACATACCCTATAGCTGGGATTTTATACCAATCTGCACCATCTTCACCCTTTACTATTGATTCAACATATATGATTGAATTAGGTCTATATGAACTAACTTTAGGATAGTTTACTCCAGCACCTTTTCTAACAGTTAGTGTATCATTAGATGGAACATCAACCTTAACAGAGAAACCACCTTTACGCTCAATAACTACAGGTTTTTCAACCTTTTGTCCCATTTCATGAGCAACCATATTCTTAAAACGTTGCCAACCTAACTCTCTTGTTCTATGAGGGCAATCTTTTCTAGTAACATCATAATGCTGTATCATATTTTCCAATCCCCATCCATATTTCTTTAGGATGGCTGCTGAATATTTTGCAGCATTGACTTCACATTTTTTAAATGTTTCTAAATCTCCTCTTGATTTAGCTATTTCAACACCTATGTAATTCCTATTTGCATATGTTTCACCAGCATGCCAAGCATTTCTTGTAAAAGGTATACATTCAAATATCGCTTCATCATCCACTACAGTATGAAAACTAGTCCAATTGGAATTTCCCACCATATATGATGCTTCAGCTTTTGCTTTAGCAGTGTTCCAAGTATTGTGGATAACCAATTTTTTTGGTGTCATAGCATAAGTTTGTTTCTTACCTTTATTTCAATCTGGAACAGGGAAGTCATATATTGGTACTCCGCAACTTATTCCATTCATTATATTAAACCTTCTTTCTTTAACTGTTCTAAATCTTCTTTAGATAAACCACCAAATTCATCAGTGTCATGGAAATGATTCTTTTCTAAATTTTCCTTGTATAATTCTTCATCAAATACTATTGTTCCGTTATTCATTAATTACACCTCTCTATCAGAGTTACTATCTGATAACCCTCTGATCCAATTTTTAAAGTTTTCATACAATCCAGTAGAAGCTAAACCACTAATCATACCTATAGTAATTGTTTCTACATTTACCTGTTTAGTAGAGTAACAGTATGCTATAGCACCTATTATTCCTACTATAGCTGGTATTAAATCATTATTTAATTTCTTTACTGAATTTTTTAATATGAAACCTATACCTAAGCAAAGTATTATTATTTGCACATTTAAAAATGGTGAAAAATTAATATCCATATAATTACACCTCTTTTCTTATTCCTTGTTATGTCTATTTCTACATCCATAATCTTCTAAATACTTAGTTCTGACATTAAGCCCCTCAACATCCTTTGATATTTCAGAGATGTTATCCTTTATACCATCTATATCTTCACGAACTCTTATATTTTCTTCATCACGTTTTTGGTTGGAATCAACTATATGTTTAATCTCTGAAGTGAGTAAAATTATCTCACTTGTCAATTTTTCTATAGACTCACTGTTAGCAATAAATGGCTTTACAGTTTCCTTAACGTGGTCTTTTAACGTTTTTAATATCGTTATTATACCTATGGAGATAGTCAAAATTAAAGGAATAACGATTTTTACCATCATCCCAATTAGTTCATGTTCACTCAATGAGCATCTTCCTTTCTATAATAATTTTGCAACTTCCTTAAAAGTATCGTATCTATCTCCTTTACTTCCACCGACATAATGAAGTTTATTTGTTTTTATGTTTTCATTATAGTCTGACTTTTTCATTAATGGACATCTTAGTTTTTGTGATAAAATTATAGCACCAAAAACATCAGCATCCCCATTATATATTACTAAATTTTCCATTTTTTCTTCCTTTTCAATTTTTATCTCTGGTTTAGTTTCAGTTTTAGGTATAGAGTATAGTTCATTGATTAGTTTTACTATATTATGTCCATAATTAGGATTACTATTCCATTTACCTTTTCCGCCTAAATCCTCAACTGTTTTTGCCCTACCTAATAGATATACGAAATGTCTGGGATCTGGAGTTATGGTTAAAGGATAACCATCTGCACCAGCATATAAGGCTAGGTGGTGTTGTTGTGCTAAATATCCTTCTTCCCAATCCTTAAATCTCTTATGTGCATTTCTGTCATAATCGCTTCCACCTTGCATTATTTTCAAGCCAGCAGGGTTATGATAACTAGCATCTATGCCTGCCTGTGATGTTCCGTTTTTATAACACCATCCTGTTTCTAATGCAGATAAACAATAAGATACGGCAGGATCTACACCTGTTTTTAAACTCGCTTTATAGCAAGGTTCAGCAAGTTTTTCAAATTCATATGCTCCCTTTTTTCTTGCTCAATCTTTCATCTGTTGAATTGTTATTGTTGGTTTGTTCATTATCTTTATTGTCATTTTTACCTCCTTGTTATTGAACTAAAAATCTATGGAGTACCCCTTTTGAACTTTTTCCAACGCAGCTCAATTGTAACTCAGTTTTGAATTTTTTGTGATTTTTTTCATTTCATTTTCGTTTGGAAAAAGTCCTTGTATTCATCCATGCTGTCCTTTTTCTATAAGAGTGTCTATTTTATCAAACATTTTTATAGTAATTTGATTAACATTAGTAAGTCCAGTCAATATTAAATTTAATATTTTTAATAAGTTTTCTAAATTATAATCTTCTCCATCTTTTTCAAAAGAAATCCCCAAATCCTTAAATGAATTTATATCAATTGAATTACAGACAACAAACATCTTTTCCAATTCTTGACCTAATTTATTTATATTAGCTTTATCTTCATTAGTCATACCACCACTAATATTTCTAATGTTATCAGCCATAACACTAAATTCTGACATTACTTCAGTTTGAATCCCTTTGTCAGTAATAGCTGAAGCAATTAACTGTTTTCCATTACTGACAGATTGAAAAAGTATCTTACCCTGTTCAGCCGACAATACTTTATTAGCTCCACCATCTTCGAGATTATTAACTATACTAGCTTTATCAACCTTTTTACTCATAGCTGTATTAAAGGCATCTATCAAATCAAATTTTAATGAGTCTAAATCCCCATATCTAACAGAATTTTCACTTGCAGACTCGCCGTATTCAATTTTTAGTTTATCAAGAGTAAAATTATTTTGCATAGAACCCTTTAATCCAACATATATCGGTAATTTTCTACCATTATATTCTTCTGGAACGGTAAAAGTAAAACTAGCTTTAGACTTAATTAACGCTTGATGTTCTTCTTCACCTGAAGCTACAAACTGACCTGGCATATACTGAAAATCTTGAAAAAATACATTAAAATTACCACTCTCTAAATTTTTCCATTTAATTTGATTTAATTCATCTTGAGTAGTTATATAATCTCCACTTTCAAAATCAAAAAGTTCCTTACTTGAACACCATATTGCGAAACTATAAAAATTGTCTGAATTTTTAAATTTTCCACCGTAACTGATAGTTACCTTTTCGCCTTTTTTAAGACCCTCTTTTAGAAATCCAACACAAAAAACTGTTGACTGTTTAGGCTCATAAAAAAGCCCCCTCAAAAGTGGGCGTTCTTCATCAACTAAATTATTTTTTACACATTGTTTTAAATTTCCATCAACATATTCTTTATTGACAACATCCAAATCATGTTCTATTAATCCTAAAAATTTCATCTTATCACCTATCCTATTACAACAACATTATAAGCATTTTCTGTTGGTGCTTTGCCGAATTTTAATGTAACATTATTCTCGTCTGTTATTTCGATATTAGGATAAACTACTTCAAAAGGAGAATTAACCTCTATAACACTTACATTTATAGCTTTAGTATTTAAGTTATGATTAACTATAAAAGTTGTTTGTGAATTATCGCCAATTTTCTTTTCAAATTTATCTGGCTTTTTAGCTAAACCTTGTTCTAAAAGGGATTTTAAATCTGGGTTTTTCTTTAAAGTATCTTCAATCTCTTTTAATGTATCGAATGCTTCACTAGCACCACCAACAACCTTTTGTATTTCTTGTCCTACATATTCTTTAGCTTGTTGTAGAGCAGTATTTGCAAATCCTTGTGCCTGTTCAGTATTAACTTTACCGGCTAAAGCTTCAGACAACCCAGTAATCTTATCACTGTTAATAGATTTATTCCCGCTATTGATATTTTGCACGATATTATCATTTGATAGAGCGTTAGTCAATCCAGTTATTTTACTCATATCTATTGTTGAGCTAGATTCATTAATCTTACTTAAAATTAATTCTGAAGTAATTGAATCTAACAATCCTTGTATTTTACTAGCATTAATGTTGTCTGATCCTTCATTAATTGTTTTCACAATATTTGCAGATGTCAGTTTTTGTGCTAAACCATTAATTTTTTCAAGATTAATAAGTGCATCCCCATCATTAATTGTATTAACTATGCTCACGCTTGTAGGAGAGGAATCCTTTGCATCCATTCCCAGCCAAACATCCCCTGTGTATACATAAGCTCTTTTGTCTTGTGTATTAAAATAAACTTGCCCTGCAACAGCTTCAGATGGAGCTATAGTCAAGTTTTGAAGAGCAGAATTAATCAATTGCCCTTGTGATAAATCTAAATTAGCTAATATTTTCATTTAATCACCTCTTTATTAATTTAAAATAGCTATCCCACTAAAAGGATAGCTAAAATTTACAACTACTTTGTCATTGTTTAAATATACAACATCACCATAAACCATATTTCCCCCACTATCTATAATAGTGACAGATGGCATTTTATTTAACCTATGATTTATCTCTCATTTATTAGAAGATGATATTTGTTCATGTTTATATGTTTTGTCCATTAGGGAATTTAAATCCCCAACCTCGCCAAGTCTATTTACGATTTCTTCTAGTTGTTCAGCATATTTTTTATGCAATTTTGAATATTTATCATATGTCTGAATGATAGACTCTATGGTTTCACTGGGAGTATAATCGTGATAAAATTCGTCTTTTATCTCCCTGTCACAAATACCTTCAAACACACCACTGGATATCACAGATCCACCTTCTTGAACAACTATTTCACATTCATAAGTACATTCCTTCATACAGGGGAAATAAATATCAAAAGTATTTTTATTCCTTTCATGTGGAACAACCCTTATAATGTCATTGCTATAATCTGTTTTAAAATATGCCACACAATTTATATCTTCATCGTATTTAAAGTTGACAAGTAATATTCTCATACCTCTTGATGTCTCACCAGCATGAATAGTTGGAATGGTATTTACAATTTTACCATCCACCATCATTTTAAAACATTCATTAGGATGTTTTCTCACATCAAAATAAAAAGTGTGCAAAAAATCAATCATTTAATCGTCCTCTCTTTATTTAATAATTTCTAACTGTTGATCCATAAGGTGTTAATCATCTTATTTCACCATCACTATAAAAAATAAGATATTCACCAGTCGGCAATTCAATTTTTCAATCATTTGAATTACTTGTTATAGAAGCACACCTGAAAAAATCATCAGCTTTTATCTCTATATATTTTTCATCTTCCATAAAAACCTCCTAACTATTTCCAGCTTGTCCACCATAAGGTGTATCCCATTCGATTCTACCATTTGAATAGAATCTTATGTGTTTATTTCCCTCTGGCAATCTCACTCTCCAGTCATTTCCAGAATCATATATATCCAGATTTCCACCTCCAGAGCTACCCCATTCAACACTAGGGCTAGAACTTATAAATAAATTTTGAGATGAACCATTTACATTAACATACCTAAATGTTCTACTTCCGTTATACCTAAGCTCTCCATCACTATCTATACCATTTATTAATGAAAAATCAGGAACAATATTTACAGAACTAGAATTGCCTATTTTGAATTTTGTTGATGAAGAGTTATCGAATTGAACAAAACATGAACTTACCCAACTTCCGTTATATTTTAATTGTCCATCACTTGAATTTATCGTCAATAAATTTTTGTCAAATTCTTTAGGTCATGAATAATATGAACTACTATTCATGGAGAATTTAGGATTTCTCACACCATCAAACGTTACATATTTAGATGGGATAAGGCTACTGTTATATTTTAGTTGCCCATCACTATCTACATCTAGTAGAGAAGGATTAAATTCTTTTGATTTAGATTCCAATAACTGTCTGTTTAAGTCTTGATTTTGCCTATTTAAAGTTTCTTTTTCTGATGTTAAGGTTGCATTTTGAGAAGTTAAAGAAGATATTCTTTCATTCAATCTCGTGATTTCATTATTTTTAGTATTTAAAGATTCACTAATTTTTGTTGGTAAATTTCTTCATGTTCTATTTAGTGTTGAAATAGCGTTAGAATCATCTATCAAGTTATAAATTTGTGTCTTTATTAAATTCAGTTTCTGAATCAATTTATCTATAGCTTCGCTTTGACTTGAACTTTTAGCCATTTATTCACCACCTAACCTAATTCTTCCAAAAATGAATCAATTTTGTTAATAAGTCTTTCTCTATCTTGTCTCATTAACTCGATGAACTGCTTATCTTCAGAAGAGAGAAGTCCATTAGAATCAGTTGTGGCAATTGAATTATTGGCTTTTTGTTCTAAATTCTCTTTAGTTGCCAATGTTTCAATATTTATACCATCTAATTTAGCCTTATCTTCTTGGCTCATTAATCCATTTTTACTACTTGTTGCTATATCTTTATTGGCTTTTTCATTTAATTCTTCTTTAGTTGCAAGTAGACTCGTATTAATACCATCTAGCTTTGTTTTATCTTGATGTGACATTAAACCATCGGTTTCAGTCGTGGCATTTTCATATAATTTTATAACTCCCAGTTCACCAGATAATTGCTCTCTTGTAACATATGAACTCATTTCAGATTTTTTTTGATATAAAGAAGTATCTATTCCGTCTAATTTAGTCTTGTCTTGATAAGACATTAAACCATCTGAATCATTGGTTACAACCTTATTTTTTAACTCTAAGTCACTCAACCTAATCTCATTTTGCATTGTATCTATGTCATAAGGTATACCAAAAGGCATTTCTTTGATCTGAATAGAGTGGATTTTTACCTTAGTTTCCTCTGTTATAGCCAATCTCATTTCTAGTTTAGAATATAGATATTCATAATTTTTAGATTCTAAAAAAGATCTAGGTATTGTTACTACAGTGTTATATACATTAACACCTTTGTTTATATCAAAATAAACGGTTTGAAATTGGTCTGTCCAATTATTTGTAGTGTCGCCCGGTGATTGTAATTTAAATTTTCCATGAGTTTTGTTTGAACTCATTATAATTGAAACAGCAAATTTATAATCACCAGTTTGAGTTACTAAATCTTTAATCTTTAAGTTACCCAATGATATATACTTTTCATTATTTACTGTAAATTCTATGTTTAGATTTTTATAAGCATTTTCATGATTTAGATTAATTAAATTTGGACTATTATATCTACTGTTTATTTTAGTAAATTCCTTATGAGTATGGGAAATATCAGCCTTACCTTCTTTTAATATTTTACCTTGTTCAGCAGACAATACTTTATTAATTCCACCTGTAGTTAAATCATTAATTATATCAGATTGTCCTAACTTCGAGTCAACGGTATCTTTTAAGTTTAAGATATCTTGCAAATCAGTCTTGACCTTATCTGTTTTTGATTTAACTTCATTAATAGATACAACGATATTATCTTTATTTTCGGTCTCTAATTGGGATAAATTCCCTAATTTAGAATCCATTGCCTCTTTTGTATAATACCTTGTTAAGTCGACACCTACAGCGTGTTCAATTTCCTTAACTTTTTCATCATGGTTATCATTATACTCTTTTAGTTTGATTAAAGTGTTTTGATTATATTCTTCTATCTTCTCTTGGGAATGTTGCTGTATTTTTTCTTTGCCTTCTTCAATTTCTGTATCGAATGAACCACTTATTTGAGATATCTTTTCATTAGCTTTTTCTTCGGCATTTTGATTATATTGCTCTATCTTAGTTGTATGATTTCTATTATATTCAACCAACTTTGAATCAATATTATTGATAAATTGGATTATTTTGTCAAAATCCACTGTTATATCTTTTCCACTTATGCCATTATCAGCAATGGATTTATAAATGTAGATATTAAATGGTTTACTCTTTATAATTTTTTCAGATTCTCTTAATGTCAATTGAGCTGGTTTTACGCCATATTGACTTAACTGTTCTGAATTTAAAGTAACTTCATAAATGCCATTTGAAGGATCTTTAAGTGTTCCAGTACTATTTATGACCTTATTATTTTCTATCTCTATGGATAAGGTTAGAGATATGGAATTTCAGTCTATAGAATCCTCTTCAACGTCTATTATTTGAAACTCAAACAATCTACTACCTTTATCATTTTGAACGGCATGACATTCAAAAGTAGATATATCTTTAAACGAAATGGCATATTTTTGTTTAGCTATTTTTTCTAAACTCACCTTAACACCACCTATTCTTTGTCTTTATTTTTTTTCTAATTCTTTTTTTAATGCATCTAATTCCTTTGCTAATGATTCGATATTATCTCTTTCTGTCACAAGCATGGTTTGTAATATTAAATTTTCATGCATTAAAGTTCCTATTTTTTCTTTTAAAACTTCTATATAGATATTATTATCCATTGCTTCCTCCCATTAGTAATTGTATTTTGATATAGGTCTACCATCTCCACCTTTTTCAGTTGGATGGTCTCATCCTATACTACCGTTATCATAAAATCTTATATGCATATTATCTCCTGGCAAGGTCATTCTCCAGTCACCGCCACTCTTATAGATATAAGGGATATGATACCCTTTATAGGTTACCTCTTTAGGTGTAACCCTAAAAATTTCATCATATCCCTTTAAATATACACCAAATGCATCTCACCTTTCTCCATCTTCCTTGTGATATTTTCCTACTCTTAAATAAGAACCATCATTCCATTTTAATCTTATAGAATCACCAAAGCCAATATTATTTTCAAATGTTGCCTCTATCGCAGGTTCGCCACCATTCAAGTACGTCTTTGTAGCATCGTCAAATAACCGTATATATGGAAAATGTCCTGGAGGAACTGAAATAGCGTCACAGGCAAGTCTACCTTTATTAATAGTGATACCGTTGCTATCAATAACTATATTATTATTAGTAACATATGGTTGATATGCAGACTCTACACCACCATAAGAATTATAATAATAAAAAGTGTTTCCACCGGCAGTAGATGTTCCACCAGAAGCAGAAATTGCTTCATTTATCAGTGTACTGTTGGATTGACTTGTCGAAGCATTGCTATTAACACTCCTTGCAAAAGAGTAGACAACACTATTTGGGTTTTGCTGTATTAGAGAGGTAAATTCACTAGAACTAACTTTAGAACTTATCTGATTGGATAGTTGTGTTACTCTAGTTTCCATATCTTGTTGGGATACTTTCGTTGAGATAGAATCGCTTAATTGTGTTATATTGCTTTCAACACTCTGAATTTTATCTCTGTTTTCTCTAACAGTTGTAGAAAATCCACTTAAAGAAGCATTTAATTCTGAATATTTTGTTTGCAATCCATTGATTTTTTCTTCAAACCTCAACATTCCACCATTTGATGATAAGAAAAATTTACTCAATATTTCTGTTACAGAACCACCGCTAGGTATTGCTACATACTCAAGTAATGAATTTTGTTGTCTACTTAGTTGAGTAAGCATAGTTTCCAGCTTAGTGTAAAAGAGATTTTTCATACTTTGGTCTAAATTAGGAAGCCACAAAAAATCATCTATTATTTTTTTTATTTCTTGTTTATCTTTTTGCTGTCTTTCTATTGTTTGATTAGCATAAGAAACTAAATTTGGATATTTTTCTGATATCTCTTTATTATTAATTATATTATCTTCCAAATATTTCTTAAAATCATCTATGGTTTTATTTAGATTATTAACTTCATCGGCAACCTTTTGTTTTTTGATAGCTGTATCTTCCTTATCCCATTTGTTATCAACGATAGCTTCTCTTAATCTACTATCTATACCACCTAAAGCCGTATTTATTAGGATAAAGTTTCCATAGATTTCCTCTCTTATCTTATTTGTTTGATAAGATATATTCCTATCTTTAAATTGTACTAATAGAGAATCGGATTTTTGTTCAACCTTAGAAACTTTTTCAATAATTCCATTTGTGGACTCCTCAATTCTACCCACTGTGTTAGTTAATACTTCATTTGTTTGTTCTATGGAAGAAAATTTCTTTGTTATTTTTTCGTTATTTTCCTTTATAACATCATATGTTGCATTTATTTTCACTTCTAATTTAGCACTTAGATTATTGTCAAATTTAATATTAAAATTTTCACTTGCTGATGATACAATAGTGTGTTGCCCATTATCGTTTATAGCAATCAAAAATTTAGTTAGAGTAGGTTCTAATTGAGTATTGCTAAATATATATCTGTCGGGAGAATTTACATCCCAATATACATATTTCTTTTCAGTTGAGTCATTAGGGATGATATAGATCTTATTATTGTATGAAGCTATACCATCTACTAACCTTATCCAACCTAAAGCTGGAGAATTATCAAAAATCAAAATATCACCTCCTCATTAATCTATAACCGTACCATCTGGTCTTTTTTTTGGCTCTTCTTTATATTTAGGAATATATTCTCTTGGAACATTCATTCTTTTATACTTTTGCTCTACTAATAAGTATTTTTTAGCATCCAATAATCTCATTGCATTTTTTGCACTAGATAAATAATCGGCAATAACCATTCCATTATCTTTAGTTGTTTTCTTATTAGATAGGACTAATTTTAAAGATTTTTCATTAGGAGAATATTCATATTCAATTAAATATACAAATTCTTCTTTATTGTTTTCTCTATTATAGAAAATTATTAAATCACCTAGTGTTATATCACCTTTTCACTGTATACTATCTTTTAATATCACTCGACTCAAAAAATCAACAGATTCAATCTCTCATTTTTTAGTCGGAACACATCTATCTCTTAACTTTCTTTTGGCTAAATTGACTAAATCTGAAACATTTTCTACAATAAAACTATCATTTCTATATGTATCAGCATAATAATATTCCCTTAATTCATTTAACAATTCTTCATTAAATATTAAATGTCCGTCATTGTCTGTTGCTGTTTTCTTTTGGCACAATATATTAATGTTTGTTATAGCCTTATTTACAGTATCTATTTCTTTTTCTTTTTCAGGTATTATAGTTTCCAATTCTTTTATTCTTTTCTTAGTTTCTTGTATTTGAAATAATACCTTTGCAATTCTACCACTATCCTCATTTCCAAAACCAATATTTGAAACTGATAAATCAATTCTTGTATATTCTAATGCTTGTAATCTAGCCTGTAAGTCTAAAAATTCATAACTCAATTTATCTCTTTGAGATATTAATTTAACTCTTTCCTCGCTTAATTGTTTTCAGATAGGTTCTCTGATTTCCAACATCTTGTAATATTCGGTTAAAGCATTTATTAGTTCTTCAGACATTTCACCAGATTCAATGAAATAACTGTAATTTTCTATATAATCCTCGCCAGTACACATTGCATTTATTATATCCATTTCTGAATTTCCTTCAACTCTCAATATTGTCACTAATTCAGATGAATCCAACTCTTGTTCAAGACTGGTTATAAAATTATCTTTACTAAGATAAAGCGAAATTCTATCACCCAATTCTTCTTCTTTAAAATAATTTACCGTTCTATTTCAGGTGTCGAATAGAACAACACAGTCAAATATCTCTGGAATATCTTTAGTTAAAAATTCATATCATTTTTTATCTATTGTTTCAGAATAATGTTCAATATATTTACTTTCCTTGTCAAGTTTAACTGAATCAGACACTTGACCTAAAGTTCATGAGGTACGTTCCTTTAGCATTTTTCCAATACTGAATATCTTTTCTTGACCTAATTCCTTATCTTCCTCGCTAAAAGAGAGAAAACTATCCTCTATAAAAACATCTAAATTTGAGAGTTTGACTTCCAGTGATTTGCATGATACTGTTAGGGTGGTTTCGTTTTTATCCTCAACTAATCTAATGATATAAACTTCCTCATCATTTAATTGAATTAGTCTTTCATTTTTAATTAAATCATAAGGTGGGTACTTCTTTAACTTTAAATTATAACTGTCATAGTAATATTTTGGGACTTTTAATGTTATCTCATAAGGCGAATCATATGATTTTTTAATTAAAATTAAAGAGTCAGAAGGGAGTTGAGCAATTATTTTTCTACTGATAGTTGTTAGTATTATTTTAGATTCTTTAATTTTAGAATTTAAGAATACTTTATTTGAAATAATTTCAATCACCTACTTTATTTAAAAAGGGTAGGGATGAACCCTACCCTACATTAAAATGAATTATCTTTTATAATTCTATTGTTTTGGTCTATGGCTTTCTTAATCATAACTTCCATCTCTGCCATCATATTTTCATATGTAATTGGGTTATTCATGACAACGTAAGGAGCATTATTATTAATAGTGTTCCCTTTATTTCTATTTTCTATCTCACTATATTTGTCATATTGAATATATCTTCCACTTCCATATTCACCTATACCAATAGTGCTAAGTGCCTCTGGAATCCTTTTGGCAGTGTCATATGCAATCTGAAGTTTAGAGATTAACTCTGCTTGAACAATTCCACCAGCAGCAGACAAACCATCTTCAAACTCATTAACATACCCAATTAAAGCATCTTTTAATGTTATAACTTCGCCATTTATACCCGTTAAAACACCTGTTGAAATAGCCTCCTGTGCCTTTTTACGAAGGTCATTATCAGTATATTTCTTTTCAGTGTTTTCACGTTCATTTTTAACTTGATCGTCAAGAGAGTTCATATACTCATCATATGTCTTATTGACATTGTCATCTGTATGTTTTTGAACATATTTTTGTAAATCTTTTCTCTTTTGTTCCAATTCTTTCAAAACCCTCTGAAGTTCTTTTTGATCTTTCTGATTACTACTTCTTTCAAGAATGGATTTTCTACGTTCAAGTTTTTCTATTTCTTTTGCACGTTCGTTATATTCATCTTTATAATCTACTTCTTTACGAGCATCGTTATATGCTTCTTTTCTCTTTCTAAGAAGTTCTTTTTGTTTATTATTTTCTTCTTCTAGCATTTTAGTTCTTTTGTCTATCTGCTTTTTAAGAAGTGCAATAATCTTATCTTCGACTTCTTTAGTGTATTCAAGTTTTTGTTTTTCAACATCCTTGATTAATGCGTTATGCTCTTCAATCTCTTTATTTGCGTTTGGAAGTTTATCATTCACTATATCCAACCACTCATTAGCCAGACCTCTAATTTCGTCATAGATATTGCTAGTATCTTTTAGGTGTGCTAATTGTTCTTGGTAATTTGATATAGAGTTTCCGTCAAACTTAAAGCCATATGTAACTAATCTTGATTGAAGATTAGTCTTAGTGTTTTCTAGCATATTTTGTTGTCTATTTAGTGCGGCGTTCATTTCATGATGTTTTTGAATTTGGGCATTCATTAACGCTAATTTATCTGAACCATATGCATATTTCAATTTTACATCTATTATAGATAATGAATTAGATATCTTTTTGATACTATCTTCCATAATCCTTGACATAGCTGCAAAATTTTCTGTAAAGGCAGATATTTTTATTTTATGTTTCTCATCTTCAAATTCTTCTATTTTTAACTTATTTTCAAGTCCAGTTTTATAAGTAGAAACTTTTTCATCCTGAAATTTGTCTAGCTCGGAAATTAACTTCTTTTCTTGTTCAATTTCCTTTTTACGTTTTTCAAGAGAATCTTTAGTTTTTCCTTTTGCGTTTGCAAGTTTCTTTTCTATAGATTCTTCTTCGGCTGCTCACTTAGACATATTTGCAAAATAGTTTGTACTAACACCATCTACATAATAGATTTTTTTCTTTTTAGCTTCAGCACTTAGATAGTTTATATAACTATCTATTGCTTTTCCTTTTGCATCGTTTCTTCTGATGCTTTCTCTTAATTGGTCTTGTGCTAGAGATATAGCAGCCATTTTTGAAGCACCATTCAGTCTAGCAATTCTTAATTCAAGTATACTTATTGAATTAGCAACCCTATTAATAGCTCTATCCATTTCATGGAATATATCTATATTCTTTTGGAAAGCTGTTGCCATTTCTTTAGCAGAGTAGACTATCTTATCTACATAAGATACTTGTTTATAATTGAAGCCTTTTAATGTACGTGCTTCAAAATTTTCAACAGCCTTAACTACTTCACTAGCCGAAGATGTTGGTGTTGCATACCCACCATGCATAAGAGAAAAACCACCACCAACAGTATCTCCAGATGTTGGACTTGCTATTCCAGTCGGCGTTCCGACTAATGGGTTCATCTGTGTGTTTCTTTTTGGTCTTGTAAGTAGGGTAGATCTACCACCTGCAAATTTTTTTAATGTATTAACATTCTCTAAAAATCCAGGAGTATATGCATCTTTACCATTAACTTTTCCCAAATAAACTTTTCCGAAATCATTTAATCTTTTGGTTATGGAAGTGGTTACCACAGTTTTATTAACAACGGCATTTACTGAGGCTGTTCTACTTCCACCAAAACTACTTAATCACCCTAACGCAGACTTTATTACACTAGAAGCTCTATCTATAGCTGATAAAGTTGTGTTTTTTGAACTTGGTATACTACCTACGGATTTTTGAACATTCCTAGCTTTACCAGAAGCACTGTCTTTAGCACTAAGATTGGAGTTTTTTGAAGTTGGAACACTATTAATACTTTGTTTTACTTTTTGTGCTTTTTGAGAAGCATTATCTTTTACTTCTAAAGTTGTAGTTTTAGTAGTATTAGTATTGTTATTTTTTTGAGGTAAATCCATATAAGTATCAGTTTTATAATTATATTTTTTACCAACTTTTTCATGGGCTTCCTCTATTTTTTTACTTCCTTCATTCCATTTTTCTATACCTTCTTGAACAAACTTGATAAGAATCTCTTTGGTTTTTGGAACAGTACTATCTATTTTACCACTAGGATTTTCAACCTTAAAACCAATACTTACTAGTTTTTCTTCTACATTTTCTTTGGTTAATAAAGATAACATATTTGGATCGCCATTCATAATGAGATCGAGTGCCATAGTTTTGGATTTAGTATCATTTCCAAAATATTCATTTAAAGCACTTAGTCCTCTACCGACACCATCGCCATTTTCACCAGACAAAAGAGTTAAAATTTTAATCTGCTTTTCTTTTGGAAGAGATTGTATCATACCATTTAATTGTCCAATCTTGTCGATGCCAAAAGTTTCAAGCCCAACTTGTACAACCCTCTTTGCTTGAGTGTCATTAAATCCATTCATTTTTGCAGAGTTGAATACATTTTGCATATTGGTTAATTGTCCAAAATTAGTTATACCCTGTTCATTGGCTATACCTTGTATTTCCTTGCTTAATGAACCAAATCCTTTTGCAAATTCTGCCCACTTTTCTGGAGATAAATTCTCGATACCTTGCTTCAATTTATTGCTCATTTTACCAAGATTATCGTTCATAATTGTTGCCTCTTGGTTATATTTTGAAACACTATCAGTTAATCCATTCTGGATGGCAACTTTAAGACCTTCAGCAGAACTAGCCATTTTCTTGTAAGCTTGTTCTACATCACCACCAGTTCCAGCAAAAAATTTCGCAGCGTCACCCCTAAACTCATTTCTGTTTTTAGCCTTAACACCACTAGCAGCCTTTTCCAATGCATCCAACTCTTTTGTTGTTAAATTAGATTCGGCTATTTTAGTCTGAACTTCAACAGGAATTTCTATTTTTTTATTTTTATAGTAATCGCCTATTTTATTGAATTGTGCTTCATTTATAGTAGCTTTTGTGTCGATTATATCATTAGATGACTTAATACCATTTTTTCTCAACTGTTCAATAAAACCAGCAGACAGTTCTAAACCATTTCCTAGCTTAACACTTCCATCAGCACCATCTCTTAATGCTTTATTTAAAGCATCCATAGCAGTTCTAGCTTCTTTAGTATTTCCACTAAAATCTCTTTGGAAAGTTAAAAGGTTTAACATATCACTCTGATACTTAGACATATCCCCATTAGAGCTTGCTAGTTTATTGGCAACATTTCCTAGTTTTCCTAGACCTTCCATTCCAGCCATCTCGTCAAATGCAGCTTTAATACCTGTATTCCCAGATGCTTCTCTAAGTATCTTTTCAGCGTCTTGGTACGCTCTTACTGTTTGTAGCAGACCTTCCGATTTAACAGCTCTAGCTTTATCATCGCCAAATTGGTCGGATACTTTAGAACCATGTCTCTTTAGAAATTCAATTTCTTGCTTTTCTTCAATACTCGAATACCCTCTATTAACGTCTTTTATCATTTCGTTAATAGCATTCTTTGAACGACCAGAAGCTTTTGCAATTTGGCTAGAAATTTTATCTATTCCATTTGAATAACTTTCATAATCCTTATCCATAGAGTAGGTTTCGTTAAGCTTACTAATAGCTTCAGACCACTCACTTATTTGTTTTGGATTAGTATTCTTTCCTAAATTCATAAGCATATCTATAGAATTTCTTTGATTCTTGATTTTTCCCCAAGTGAAATTAGAACCTAAATCCAAGATACTGTTTTGCATATCTTCGCCAAAATTAGCCATCCTCTTATCAGAACCTAATCTTCTATTGGCAACCTCATTATTATAAGCATTTACCTCATCATATTGAGCGATTAATTCATTTTGTTTTGTGAAAGCAGCTTCAGCGTCTTTTTCAGCTCTGTTGATGGCTGTCCTATAATCTTTTATATTCTTTGCATAATCTTTACCACCTTTAGACAGTGCAAGATATGCATTTTTCATGTTGGTGTTTTCTTTATATTGAGTGTTATACATCATTCCACCATGATTTCCACCTTTAGTATTCACACCAACTTTAAAAGCGTCAGATATCGCCTTTTGCTCTTTCTTTATTTTATCTATAATTCCACCTTGTCCAGAACCAATCTTTTCGCCCTGAAACATTTGTTTTATATTATCATTATAGACTTTATTTTCTTCGGCATCCAATAGCCTTTGTTTTGATTTTTGTGCTGCATTTAACCTTTTTTCAAGAGTTTCAGCACTTACAGACATAGCTAATATTGGATTTCCTTTTGAATCATATCTCACAGCACTAGGCATTATTTCAGCTATTTTTGAACTTAATGCAACAGCTTCTTGGTATTGCTGCAATTCATCGACAGACATATCTTTTTCGTTTTTCTTACTCAATTTACTTTGAGTAGAATACAACTTATTGATAGCTTCAGCATTACTTTTTACAAAACCAATATTGTCTTTAATAGCTTTATTTTCAACGCCTAATACTTCGGCACGTTCCATATGTTTTTTCTTACTATTAGCAACGCTATTTGCAAGTTCATCATATTTCTTTATACCAAAACCTACAACTTGAGAAATTAAAAACGATATTCCTGTAGCTGCAAGAGTTCCCAAGAACATAGAACCAACTGAAGTTCCTATTCCTTTGAGTGAATCTTTTAATCCACCTAATTTTCCAGCTTTACCTTGACCTCCAACCAAATCAACAGCGTTAGCTTTTTTGGAACTTTCTAACCCTTTATTTGTCTCTGTTATATTATCTTTTTTTGCTTTGGTATTTTTTCTTATTGCTTCGGTTTCGCCATCTGTAACTATTTTTGATGAAGAAGATTTTTCTTTTTTCTTTTTATTCATCTTTTCATCAGTTACGGCTATATTCTCTGCATTTGCTTTTGTGTTTTTCTTAATAGAATCCGTTTCACTGTCTGTTAAACGAAGATTTTCTCTTGAACCAACCTTATCTTTTTTAGCTAAAAGTCTTTCAACTAAATTAGGTGTTCTCTTTGTTCTTGTTTCAGTAGAACCACCATTAATTAGTTCATCCCAACTTTTTGCGGCTGATTTAGTTGAACTAAAAACTGATTTAACAGCCATTGCACCAGCAACCAAAGATGGTATACCTATACCAGCCTTATCAGTTAATGAAACTATTTTTTCTATTCCTTCAGCAAAAGCATTTAATCCATCTAATGCACCATAAACTAATTTTGTGTTTAGGGTAGTGGTCATTAAACTCGTTAAAGTTTCTTTTAACCTATTAGATTTACCAGCAAATGAGTTTACATATTTTTCATTTTCTTTTTCCGCTGAACCAAAATGTAATCCCTTTTCAAACTCCCCTCTAATTTTTTGGAAAGTCTCATAGTTGCCCATTAAGGCTTGGAATATATTTGCTCTATGTTTTCCAGCAATAGCTTCGGATAATGCAGCTCTTTGGTCGTCTCTCATTGTACCCCATTTACCATGAAGTTCATCCATGATAGTAACCATGTTTTTGATTTGACCTTTTTTCTTATCCGCATAAATATCTATACCGGCGATACCTTTTAGGGCAGTTGCTGTTTTATTTAATTTTATAGAGCCATCTTTGGCAGAAGCCGTCATACCAGCGAAGTTGATTGCAATAGCTTTCATACCATTACCAACTTGCTCTGGGTTCTGGATAGCTTCATTCGCAGCAGTCATTAATGCAGCAGAATCTTTAAGATTTACACCGTATGCATTTAAAACTCCACCACCACGTCTCAAGGCATCAGCCAATCCACCTGAAGTTATCGCATAGTTATTCCTTTATGTTCGCCAAGAGTCGTTAATTCTTGACCGTAAATTAATACAGCTTATATTTTCATATAAGAGCAGACTATATCTTCATTATAATAATGCTCTCTATTTCCACCCACTTGAGTGTACGTCTTTCGACTAGTCGTTGAAGGTTGTACTTATAATTTATTAAGTACCTTCCCTGCTGATTATCCAATCCTTATAATTTTCAAACATTCACGCTCGTCATTGCTAACCACGTTGTAGTTTATAAGGCTCTAAGGACTTCCCAGCAATTAAAAGAGTTTTACATCAGCTTTTTCAAACCGATGTGATTTAGGATATCTAAGGATTCTCCTAATTCAGTGGTTTCTTTTTTCATACCACGAACATTAATAGTTGCTTTTTTCAGTGGATCTAAGCGGAAAGATTTTACGATAGTATTTACAGCAGCAGTAGCTTCTGATTTATCCATGTCACCAACATTCGCTAGAATCATGGATTTTCTTGCTACAGCAATAGAGGCTTGCATACTACCCATACCAGATTGTATTGCAGTAGCTATAGAACTCTGGACATCAGCAGAACTCATACCCACTTCTTTAGCTGTCTGAATCGCTATTTTACCAATCCTCTTAATTTTCGCTTCACTATTTACATCAATAGGATCTGCAACCTTTTTGATATCTGTCATACTAGCATCAAGTTCTTTAAATTTAGCAAAACCACCACTTGCAACTCTCCTTATTCCAGTACCTAACAGATAACCAGCAGATGTGCCTATAATAGAACTTTTTATATCATTTTTAAATGATTCAATATAGCTCTTTCTTGAAAGTTGGTTATTTATACTTTTTAAACCACGTTCAAATTGTCTTGAACCAACCTCTCCAGTTTTCATAAGGTCTACAACCTGTTTTCTATAATTCTCAAGTTGTCTAGGCTTTAAAAATGACCCCATGTTATCTAACCTATTGACTAGGTTATCTGCTTTTGCAACCTGTTGTATTTCTCTATTAATTGCAGAAGTTTGGTTTTTATATTCATTCATCTTCCTTAGAGTAGAATTAATATCATTTGAACCTCTAGTAGATGATAATTTTGAGTTTAAATCTTTTTGAACTCTACTTGCTAATAATCCAGTAGGAGAGTCTTTATAATAATCTAATTTAGCAGAACTTCTTTGATGAAATTCTGAATTTTTTTGTTCCAATTTGTTAATTTGATTTAACTTTTGGATTATTCCATCGTAATTTTTTAAAGTTCTTTGATTTTTACTTAGATATTTATTGAAATTAGAATCATAATTTGTATCTAATACTTTATTCAATCCTTTTTCAACACCATATCTAGTTGCTAAATCACTAGCTTTTCCAGCTAATTGTGCTTTATTTAAAGAAGTTTGTAGTCTATTAGCGTGGGATTCCACATTTTTTATAGCTTTGCCCATGCTTTTATCGTCTATCTTTATGTTTTTAAAGTTATTTCCAATATCAGAAAAGCTTTTGCTAACTTTATTTACATTTTCTATTACCTTTTTAGCATTTCCAGAACCAATACTTTTTACTTGGTTTTCTAAATCTGAAATAAAAGAAAGTGCTTTACTTTTTGCATCAGCATTTTTTATTCCACCAGCTTCAGTTTTTAGCTTAGAAATTGCTTCATTCATAGAAGTAACAGCTTTATCTGCTCTTGTGATCTCTTTCGCTTCATTAGCTCAATATTGTGCCTCTCTTTTGGCAAGAGATAAATTTTCATCAGTGTATTTACCAGATTTAATCTTATCTATAACAGATTGTGCTTTTCTGGAAGCAAATTGACCTGATTGTCTCAGATTTTGATTTTCAAGGTTAGATATATCTTTAATTGTTTTTCTTGAGAGTTTTTCAACATCCTTTAAACTTTTAAGATAATCTTTTGCACCTTTTCTCCCTAAAAGAGCATTATCCATGTCTTTTAATTGAGAGATAAATTTACCATCACTTTTTGAAGATAGTTCACTATATGATTTTTTTAAAGCTTTTTCATTTTCAGAAATTAACTTTTGTATACCTTTTCTCGCCTTTTCAGTTTTTGCATTTTGGTATCTATCTTCTAATTGTAATTGCTTGTCGATTAATGCCTTATGACCTTTTAGTTCATTATTTAAAGACTTCTGCATAGATTGTCTTGATTTATTGATTTCAAGGTCGGCTTTAACTTTGACTTTTTCTTTGCTTAAATTTTGAATTTTACTCCTCGCTTCGGAATCATCTAAATCCAAATGAGTTTTAATACTAAAATCAGACAAAATTTTCACCTCACTTTAACTTATGGGAACACCTTGTGACCTCATATATGACAAGAAGAGGTTGTCTAAATTCGCAAAAGCTCAACCTCTCCATATTTCCATAATATGTGTTTTTGGTCTACCTCATGTAGAACCACCTTCCAACCCCTCTATGGCTCAAAAGTGTTGTCCAGTCATAACCGAATACCATCCACCTCTATCTAAAAATTCAACAGACATTCCACTAGAACTTTCTGATGTAATGGTGATGGATGCGGCAGTCATTCCTGTACTTCCTTGAAATGGATATTTATATATGGATGGTCTCGCACTATATCCCTTTAATTGACCTTGTGTTATTTTTCTACCTTCAATCATAGTTCTGTTTGCCATTTGACTTGAAGCCACACCCATACAAGACCTAATATATGCTACACATTCATCTAAAGAACCAAATACCATTAAATTATCCTTACTTTTCTACTTCAACTATTTCCTTACTATATTTTCCTACCGCCTGCTTTAATTTTTCTTCATATATTCTAACTCTTTCATCAGAATACATTGAAATTAAATTAATATTTATTAAAACTATGATTTCATCATATATTTCTTTCAAACTAAATAACAATTCCAAAAGTTTTACATTCTCTGGGATTTCTGTTATCTTACAGTCCAATTCGACATTTGTTAGATCATTAAACATTTCCTTGTAGATTTTTTCTACATTTTCACCCTCATCACCGTCTTCTGAATAAGAGTTATAGATCATATCATAATATTTGTCAAACTGTTCTTTTGTCGGATTTAAAACATATAGATATGTAGACTCACCATTCACTTCTGTTTCAATTATAGTTTTGTACTTTTCTTCATTAACGATTGAACTGATTTTGATTTTTTCCATAAAACTTCCTCCAAAATTATATATTTACTTCTATATTAAATTTGATTTTTACTGTGCCATTTCCAGTAATACTCAATGTATTTTCGCCTTTTTTGATTTTTAACCATTCCCTATTTAGCATAGAAAAATAATCTTTTTTATTATTCCCCTCGACTACATACATAGAACAATCTATTCTGACTTTGTCATCTTGCTCTAAATCCTTGATTTCAAAAGATTGACTATCTTTAATAGAATTATTTTTTATAGATATAACACCAGTTGCATTAGAAATTTCTATAACAGGGTATATGAACTCACGTCTTTTTTCTTGATTAAAAATATTAAGATTTCCACTTCCTTTAAGAATAGACACATTCTTTTGAATAGGGGAGTGGTAATATGGTTGATATGTTATATTTAACATACCTTTTTTCTGATAATTAAATTCTCTTTTAACTTTTGTAGCTTTTAAATAATAAATTAAATTAGGGGAGTCATATGATATAAATTCACAAAACTCATCTCTAACTAGCCAATCGACAATTTTTTGTTGTTTTTCGCTTGTCCATTCAACAGGTTCACCTAATTCATCTACTAAACAAAATTGTAGAGTTATTTCCTCTGGTTTTTCATATTCTTTTGAATATAAGGGGATTCCACCAAAAGTATTTTCAATGGCTAAACTATCTGTATACACAGCACCATAGTTCATTAAAATATTTTTTTCTTCGGTATCTACAAGCCTTATATTCATAACAGATGATTCTATTCCATTAAAAATAAATTTATCTGATAGAAAAATCATCTCCCTTACACCTCCAAAAACAAATAAAAGATTTTTTGTTCTAAAAAAAATTTCCCCTACTCAAAAATAGAGTAGGGGTATTTATAAATTTAAGTTTAACTACTTCTTCAAAGTAACGTTTTCTGCCAATCCAGACACTCTTTCTAATAGAGAAGCACCACCTGCAACTCCATCTTCAATGTATGAAAGTACAGCATATTCACCGTTTTCATCTGGGAAACAGTCTAGTTCCATAGGGAATTTAGATGGATTATCTGTAGTGAATGACAATTCAGCATTTCTCTTTGCTTTAGCGTTCTTAATAGACAAGTGAAGTGCCATCATATCGCCATTAACATCCTTAGCTGCAACGGCTGCTTCTATGATAAAGTTAGGTGATTTTCCATCAGCCTTCATTGATATCTGCTTAACCTTCTTATGTGTTACCTGGTAACATACATACAAGATATCGCCCTTTTTAGCTGATTCAGAATTTACTGTTATATCATAATCCTCTGAATTTTGAACTCCATTAAATTCAACTTTTTCTTTGAATGACTGTCCATCATCATTAGTTACGAATGCCATAACTGAACCTTCAACAGGCTTAACACCTTTTAGTGTTGCCTTTTTCTGATCATTCAGAGTGACCTTTTTCCAATCAGCGATATCTTTGTTAGCTTCATCCACAACATCACTTGCAAGCAATACTGACAACTGAGCAAACTGAATAACTTCAAATTCTATCTTCAATTCACAGTTGATTTCACCATCGAACGCTATCGCCTTGTTTCCTTTTGCCTTAGCAAAAATTGATTCTGCTGACATTTTGAAGTCGAATGAGTTTGCATCCTCTGTATAGAAGAATGGTACTTTTGTTTTCTTATTTATGAATAGGATGTCTGCTGCATCCTTTATCGCAAATCTTGACATTTATTTATTTCCTTTCTTTTTTAAATAAAAAATGACCCTAATATATAGAGTCATCAATTGATATTTTTGTTTTACTTTGCCAATCTGTAATATCTTCAGCTTTTAAAGTGGACATACCTGTCATGTATATTCTTTCATCAGTATTAGAACGCTTTATTAATGTTCCAGTCCTAAATGTTGTTATTAATTGGTAAAAAGTCCAATCCAGTAAATCTTTATAGTTTCGTTTATCACGATTAACAATGTAATTTATATAATCACATAAGTGTAATTTATTTTTCTTTTGTCTTTCAAGTTCTTTCTTTTTAAATTTATTGATATAGTATTTTTCTTTTTCGCTATTTGTCTGTGTTTTCCATTTATCTTCTGTTACAATGATATCTTTTGGTTCGATATTAAACATTTTCAAGATAACTTTTATAAATATATCAAAATTTTCTTTATTTATAATAGCTTTATCTTTAATGACGATAATAAAGCCTTCATCATTGTCATTCTCTATGATGATATCGTTTTCAGAACAATCATAAATTAAAAATAACATATTAAAAAATTTATCCATAAAGTTATACCTTACCTTTTTTATGATAAAAGGATCTTGATGTATTTTCTTCTTATCTTCTTCTTTTTCCTTTTTTATCATATCTATAGATAAATCTTGTAGTATCAGCAAAATGTCTAATCTACTTAATCCACAGTTAGGTTTTTTTTTTATAACTTCTTGGTAATATTGTTCTATCCAAATAAATGGTGATACAATTTCAGAATCATCATAAGGTAATTCGATTAATTCCTTGATAGTGGGTTGTCTGAGATATCCCAAACTATATGTGGTCAAATCTAACTCTAAACCAGCCATTAATCTATTTTCGAACATTACATTTCTTCCTTAATGTTAAAAATAGAAAAATACATTTGATATCCAATATATTCATTGTTCAAATCTTTAGTTTTATAAGTATTTAAAAAATCCAATTGCCCTAAGCCATGAACTGAATTTTTTTCAAACGCATTCATAACCAAATCCATCAATGCATATACCCTAGAACCATTCAACATATCATCTATGTCTATATGACATATGATTCCTATTTCAACTACGTTCTCAATAGTTTTCTTATATGTTTTTCCAAGTTCTTTCCAATCGGATTTATTATATAGACTTATACTTATTCCAACATCAGACTTCCTCTGTAGCTTTTCTAATCTCCTATTTTTAAAAACTTTTGTTTTCAATTCTCCAACAGGATTTTTGACAGCAGGCAACTCATTAATGTCAACATCTAATTCCTTATTGTAATATAGGAGTTTAGCAATATCTTCATTTTTTAAGATTTCGATATAAATACTCTCAATAAGTTTGTTAGTATATCCAATTAATGCCATAATCTACCTCCTTAGTGTGATTTCAATGGTATCACACACTTCCTGCTTATCTATATCAATAGCTTTAAGAATTGCTTTTTTACCTATATCCTTAAAGTTGAACGAACCTCTTATAACTATATTTTCATTTGTTTGTGAAACAATGGTAAATATCTTTTCGTCTGATAATTCCCATCTGACACCATTCTTACCAGATAATATATAATATTCCTTTTCTTCACCGATAATGATTTTGTTATCACCAATTATTTTCAATTGAGGTTTTTTAGGATTATCCTCAATTCCATCATGATTTGTAGAACTATACCTTGCATCATTATCTGCCAATAAATTGGTAAAATCATCACCTTTCAACACCGCTGTTTGAAGAACCAATGATTTAATAAGACCATTATATTCAAAATCATTTATATGTGTAATTCTAAAAGCTGTTTTATGAGTTAGCAATATCCTGTAATTTTCATATATTGTTCTTGTTACAAAATTATTACCGTACCATATTTGTTTTTTCGAATCCATAAAAGACAAATATATATTATCTGCGATACCATCAGAATACATAGTTAAGTTTTCAACTAATATAGGTATCTTATATATCTTACCTTTAAGTTTAATTGATATATAATTGTTACATTTTCTCATTATAAAATGTTTCTTTACATTGATACTCTGATGTTCTTTATAAACTATAAGCCAATCCTCATTATCAAATCTAACATAACATCCTACATCTAAATCGCAATCATATCTAACAACTATGTTTTTTTCGTCATAAGACGTTTTATCATTGTTCGCAACATCAGTTATAGCCATTAAAATCTTTCTAGTATTCGGATGTATGTTAGGTTCGTTGGGTTTTGTTGCCTGATAATAGTCAGAAGTTGGAGAATTTTTCAAATATTGGTCAAAAGATTGTTGTTTTCTCCACGTTTCTAAATCTTTTATGTCTTTTTTTCCAGATAAAACTCGCCTTTTATATTGGTCTAAATATGATACTTTACAAGACATTAGTTAAACCCCGCAAAATCATTATATGTATATTCAATCATACACATTCTAAATTCTCTAAGAGACTTCTCATATAACTTAATCATCTTATCTAACATATTAGCACCCGACAATTTTTTATAATCGCTGTCTGTTACCATCTGTTTTAAATTTTCTTCTCTATTTACCTTTGGATTTAGCCAATATATAACCATACCTTGTGCTAAAATATACATTTCTTCGTACGTAAGGTCATCCTCAAAATGCCCATTATCATAGAATGAAAACTCTATATTTTCTGAAGCTGGCAATTCAAGTTCAATGACGAATTCATTTTCCTTTTCTCCGTCTTTAACTTTTCAATCTGTTCCTTCTTTATATTCATTGCCAGATTCAATCCCAATAGCTTCTATCCTATGTATTCTTTCAACGGGTATTTTAAATAAATCTTCACCCATACCAAGACTAACTTTATCACAATAATAATTCTTTATTTCCAGATTCTTTTTACATTTTTTAAATTTAACAATAGCACCCAGCAAATATAAATGTAATTGTCTACGAGCAATTTCTGGTCTTAAAAAGGCAAACATCTCATCATCAATGTCTTTAAGAAATATTTCATATATGTTGTCTGTCGGTGTCATTTATTCACACCTTTCTTTATATTTTCTTAAATACATGTCCTAAATTAGTCATAGAAGATATTATTTCTTCTTTGTAAGAATCATGTAAATATCCCTCTTTTGATAGATATAACATTCTTTCTACTATCAACATCAACACTTGATTAGGACACCTATTACAAAATTCAGTAAATTCATCTAAAGTTGAATCAATCAATATACCCTGAACCTCCCACGACTAAAATCATGGGATTCTTGGGAACAGACTTCTTATGAAGTCTTATTTACCAAGCTATCCCCGTAGTTCCTACGGTTCTTATATATATTAAACTATTTGTTTTAATCCTTCTTTAAGTATATTTATACTTGCGTTTATATCTCTATCATGGCGTGTTCCACATTCAGGACAAACCCATTCTCTTATAGATAAATCCTTTATTTCTGAATTTATACAACCACAATTATTACATATTTGTGAACTAGGAAAATATCTATCTATTTTTATTATCTTTTTCCCATACCAATCTGATTTATACTGTAGTTGTCGTATAAATTCAAACCATGACACATCTGATATAGATTGTGCAAGCTTATCGTTTTTAACCATATTTTTTATACTCAAATCCTCGACACAAATAATATCATATTCTTTAATAAATCTAGTAGATAACTTTTGTAGAAAATCATATCTTTGATTTGCTATTTTTTGATGTATTTTAGCAACCTTTAGTCTTCTTTATTTCTATTAGAACTGCCAATTGATTTTCTTGATAATTCTCTTTGAAGTTTAACAAGTTTTTCTAATGATTTTTTTAGATATTTTGGATTTTCTACAAATTCTCCATCGCTAGTTATACAAAAGTTTTTAAGACCTAAATCAATCCCGATTTTATTACCTTGTAATTCATATGGTTTGATTTCTACATCTGTACAACATATAGATGCGTAATAATCACCACTAGGAGTTTGAGATATAGTTACATTTAGCATTCTTCCTTTAATAGTTTTATACCCTCTACATCTCACGAATCCTAATTTAGGCAATTTAATCTTATTACCTTTAAACTCTATGTTATTATTTGAGAACTGAGTTTTATATGATTTATAATTATTCTTTTTAGATTTAAATTTAGGGAAACCAGCGTTCTCTTTAAAGAATTTCTTATATGCATTATCTAAGTGTTTTAAAGAGTTTTGTAATGCAAATTTATCTGGTTCTTTTAATCATTCCATTTCTTTCTTCAAGATGGTTAATTCCCTAGAGCATTCTGCAAAACCCAAAGATTTATTTTCAGTTTTATATAATTCTATTCTTCTATTTAAAAAATAATTATATACATATCTTGTACATCCAAAAGTTTTAGATATTAAATCTTTCTGCCTTTCGTTTGGATATAATCGTAATTTATATGCTTTTTCTATTATAATCACCTACTTTATCTTTTGGTTTTGTATATACTGTATTATCTGTTGTTCGGTATTTTCTGATACAGTAGCAATAAAATAACTTGGATTCCATAAATGTCCTCCATATAGTCTTTTCTTTAAGACATCTCCATATTCTTTCATTAATAGTCTTGCAGATACACCTTTTAGTGCCTTTATAATATTAGGTATATAATTTTGGGGACTACAAGAAACCAATAAATGAACATGGTCTAAATCCATATTTAATTCAATAATCTTAAAATTATTATCTTCTGCTATTTTAGTTAATATTTCTATTAAACTTTTTTCTATATCGCCACTTAATATTTTGTGTCTATATTTAACGCACCAAACAATGTGATATTCTATTGCATACACATAACCTCTGCCATATGTTATTTTCATACTTATCACCTCATATATCTATAATAACATACGCTTGAGAAAAAGTCAAGTATTTTGAAGCATTTTGAAGCTTTTTAGTTTAATATATGTAAGAACCGTAAGTTCTTTAGTCGTATTAGAGGTGTCGTTCATATAGGTTCGTTACTTCCTATACAGTTCTCTTATGAACTTCTTAATGTTTCCATTAAGCACAGACTATATCTTATCCCTCAGCATTATCTGTTAGGGTCTACCCACTTCGGATAACTTTATCCTACTTCCCTCAAGAGGAATAGTCGTTGAACCTTCATCTATTTGATGCTTGGCTGCTGATTGTCCATTGCTCCAACACTTAGGATTTAACCTTATGTCATCTAACTTATTTTTTCTGCTTTCGCCACTTTCACGTTTAGCCTTATTTCATGCTTGCGTTTTAGTTAAGTTAGCTTTAGGACTTTCCAGCAATTCGAGTAGTATTGGATAGCTTTATGCTATCTCTATATGCTAGTTTCCCAACATACTGACTATTTTGTAGTTTGTCTTGCGACTCACTAATAATCAATATTACTAACGTCATAATCAAATGGTGAATACACTTCAGACAACCCTAAACCATTTATTACATCTTCTAATGTAAAATTCAAATTATTATCTTTTATGTAAACGTTTGTTATACCTAAAGCTAAAGAATCCAACATCTTTTTTGAGTCATTTAATATATTTAAAACAACATTCAATGGTATAATTTTGAACTCTGTGTCAACCCAAGAATATTCCTCTTTTGTTCTCGAATCCACATAAAATATTTCTCCAATAGACAAATTTACCAATTCAATTGTAATCGAATCTTTATTTTTTATTAATTCTTTTTTTATTTCGATATATTCTTGTTTTTTTTTGCTATCTTCCTTATTTTTGTTTTTTAGTAAAGCCATTTATCTTCCTCCATATATTAAAAAGAGGGGATTAACCCCTCTCTAATAATTACTGTATTTCGTATACACCGAATCTGTTTGCTACAGCAACACCAAGATGTAATCTTCTAATCATAACAAATTCAACTTGAAGACTGTATCTTTCGCCAACAGCAGTTTCGTCTATGATAGCGTCACCTTCGTAACCACCATAAATACACTTATCTCCCTCTGGAACTATGAACAGTTTATCATTAGGTAACATAAATGTATTAGAATTAGCGTCATAAGTATTTTCTAATTCAACACACTTAACACCTCTAAACATTCTAACATATCCAGCATTTCTTGTATCAGTTGCGTCTGTAGCAAATCCTTGTATACCAGGTATCTTTGATAGAGCCAACTTTGTACCATAGATAACAGCACCGCTACCAACTTTTTCAACAAGTTCAAGCAGCTTTCCTTCATCCATTGTAGCTTGAACCTTTAGATTGCCAGCCAGAACAGGAGTATAAGCTGTTGCAAAAGTCTTACCTATAAGCTCAGCAACTTTCTTGTCCATAGATTTAGCAACTCTGTCTATAAGAGCAATCCAATCAACTCTACCTGTAACAAAAGCAACCATTTCTTCATATATCTTTACACCAAGATTGAAGGCTCTCGTCTGAACCTTGCGATTATGCAATCTCTGTCTATATAGGTTAGTAGTACCATCAGCAACAACAGAAACTTCAAAAAGTTCACCGTTATCAACAGTAAATTCTGGCTTTTCACCCAATGCAGTATCTTTCCATACCATCATAGGTTCAAAAATATCTTTAGTTGCTAAAGCTGTAGCTTGTGTTAATGCAATTTCCAATATTTCAAATATCTCGTTTTGATACTTCTTAAATGCTCTCTGAGTGAATCCACCGTTACACTTTTCCAAGATAAGCTGTCTCATTGCTTCATTTGCATCTACCATCTTGCCTTCAGCATTTTCAAATTCTTTAACATTCCCTTTATACAAATCTAAAGAGAGTCTTTTTATCTTTTCAAAATTCATTATTAATATTCCTCCTACATCTTAAAGAAACTCAACTCTTACAGATTCTTGAGTTGTTCCTGGTATTGTATAAACTCTTGTTACCCTAGCAACTGGTGCTTCGCCTGTGGCATCCTTAGTCAATTTATAAGAAGCAGCATTAACCTTTAGCTTATCTCCGACTGAAACAGCACCCTGTATACAATCAGCCTTAGATACCGAGAAACTATTTCCTCTCTGTGGCTCATATACTCTAACCACATCACCTTCAGCATAAACTAAATCGTCTTCTTTTTCATTGCTGTTATAAGGGTGGAATACTCCAGCTACGATACCAATTCTGCATTTATCTGATAATTTCTTTAAATCATATAATTCTTGATCGCCAACAGTTGTTCCAGGCTCAATTGAAACAAAGCAACCATTAACAACCGCTTTTTCTTTTGATTCTTTTATAACCCCAGACAAAGGTGTTTCATGTGGGATTCTATCTAAATTTAATATTGCCATTATTAACCTCCGTTATTTATAACCTAATATTCCATCCAAAATACCACCATAAATATCTTCTTTATTTTTTGGTGTTTCTTTCGTACTGAATATTTCTATTTTTGTTTTTTCAAATTTCTTTGCATTTTTATTTTTCATCGTCTTTTTGCCGACTAATATATATAACTGATTTCTTAAATCTTCTATATCTAATTCAAAAGAATATGCTTTTTGAACTAAATCAGAAATTTCGTCAGTCTCAAAATTAAATTCCTCAAGCAAAGAATCTACTTCAGCTTTTCGAACATTTATGTCGTATTCATTCTTAAATGCTCTTAAAGACTCAAGTTCTTCTTCCATTTCAGCTTGTGTATTACTATATTCTTCTATAGCTTCGACAAAAAGAGTTTTTAATTGTTCCATAGAATCTATTTCGACATTAAATAAATCCTTGAATATTTCAAATTTATTAACATCTATATCATCTAATGGAGCATCAGGTTCTCCATCTATAGGTTCATCTAAATTATCTGTTTTTGGTTCGTCAAGAGGCTCATCAGTACCGTCTGGTTCACCCTCATCAATATCAGATTTATCTATATTTTTTTCAAAGTTTGCAACCTCTTTTTTTGCTTTTTCTATAAATTCAGCAAATGGATTATTTTCACCTTCATGTTCTGGCTCATCAGTGGAAGATAGTTTTATTGTACAGTTCTCATCCATGCCTGGTACTTTCTCATCAGATAATATCGTTACCCCTAAGAATATAAATTCTTTGATATCGGATATAGATGAATCTTCTTTTAAATCAATATCTAGCACATCTATTTCAACACTTACACATTTGCTCTTAGAATCACTTAATAAATCATAAGTTTCATTTCCATACTCTCTATATATGTAACCAGTGCAAGTCATATATGTCTTTCCGTCTTTTTCAAAAAAATCTATTTTTGTACTTTCAGGAATGATTCCAACTGGTCTTTCGAGATAAATAAATTTAGCATCATCCTCACCAAGAACGATTTCAACATCATGTCCGCCAAAATCAACGTTTCCATCTTCTCTTTTTATATAAGCCAAAATTGGTTTATTTTTTATTGAATCAGATGCTTTTTTTATAACATCTAATTCTATTGAAGAATAATTTCTATTTTCATTATCATGTAATAGAGTCAGTTCTACAGGAATTAAACTTGTATCTTTAGATACTTCAGTTGCCGAAAACAAACAAGGTATTTTAATTTTATTATGCAAACTTTACACCTCCATTCTATTAATTGTATTTTTTTGAATATAAAAAAATAGACCATAAGGTCTATAGGAACAGCATATTTTTATAAACTATCATTATTTCATCGTTGATATTAACTTTGCTCATATCACCATCATTATGGAAAATATAGATTGTTTCGCCTTCACTCTGTGGAAGAGAGTAGTTATAAGTAAATCCAGCTTTTTCTAGTTCAGATTTATTGTTAGTTAAAACATATCTATATTTACTATTATCGTAAACATCTTTATCTATATCATTTAACATTCACATTTAGCACCACCTTTCTATGTCTCTATGTTAGTGCTTTCTGGTTCACTAGAATCTTCTGGTCTTCCTTTTGAACTGATCGTATGAGAAGTTTGCATAGGAGACATATATTCCTCTAAATTCATAACTTTTTCAGAATATAGAACATTCAATATTTCTAAAGGCTCTAATCCTTGTGCTGCTAAATATCTTTTCTTAGAACCATAGATAGCTAAATTTTCACGTTCAATACTTATCTCATTTTGCCTATTATAGAAAGTTGTTTGAACGAATTTAACCTTTCATTTACCTCTTTTAAATTTCCTACTTAATTCAAAATTTAAATATTTTTCAACTTGGCTTTGAATTTCAATAGGAACAAGAGTATCTATAACAGCATTAAGAATCGTTGCTTCTTTTGTTTTTGAATTTCCATTGAAAAAATCGTCTGAAATACCAGCATTATCATAAATACCTTTTTTGATATTATTTACATATTCATAACTTTTTAGTTTATTATCACCTAATGTAATAGGCTTGACTTCCAGTGGAGTAGTGACTACACCAACACCATCTGGAACGGTATTCTTTAAAGCATTATGAAAAAGAGAGGCGTCATCTGCACCCATAACCATTCTTCCATCTTTGTCAGTTAAAACTTCTTGTACAAGCAATTTATAATTATCTAATTTATTGTTTGCACTGTCTATTTTTTCAGCTTCGGACAAACTCATTAAAGACCCAAACAAATGCAGATAATAAGGTAATCCTTTAGTTTCCGATTGATTTAATTGGAAAGCTGCACCATCATCACCAACGATGTAATATTTTCCATTAAAATCTTTTAAATTCTTTTTGTCTTTGGCATTTTTATATTTATCATATGCTTTTGTAATTTCTTTTGGGAAGAATCCAAGAAATTCTTTTTTTATTTTTGTTACATCTACACCATATCTAAAAATTCCATATTCATCTAAAAAGAAAATTTTACAATATTCAGGTGGAATCTCCTGCATTAAAACACCATTAGAAGTTTCTCTTTTATATAAATAAACCTCTCCATTTTGTAATTCTCTTTTTGTTATTCATCTTGCTAATGTTTTAGGTGTGAATTTTGAGAGATGCTCAGCAACCTTCAATTCATCTTTTCATAAAGTTTCTTTATCTTTATATTTAAATGAATCAGATGGATAAATGTAGTGGTCTTGAGTTAGAATCAAGGATTTATAATTAATAAATTCCTTCAACATCCCGTTGAACATACTCATCATATTAGATAAGGCTTGTATTTTTGTACTATTCTTTTCAGGATTTTCAATTAATGATTTAAATTGATTAGGAGTTATCGTCTTATTTGAATAACCAGAGTTTATAAGTTTATCCAAATCACCGATTAAATTTTCATTTGAAATTCTTCTAGCAAAAACCTTTATATTCTCATTAAAATTTTCATTATTTTCCACTCATTCACCACCTTTCTATGTCAAAAATAAGAATTGACTTTGTTTTTTTACTTTTGTTCTTTCGTCATTCATTTCGTCTAATAAGAAATTTCCATATGTTAAACTTGAATATCTGTCTTTACGTTGATATCTACTTCCTCTTTCTTGTAGTTTAACTTTCCCATCAATAGTCGTATACGACAGACCAGCCATTTCCTTTAGCAATAAAGTTGTTTGTTCAAATGGTTGTATTAATTGTGCTTGTGCATTTCCAGCTAGGGCAGAGTAGTCATATACGGTATCTAAATATGCTTTTACGGAAGATGAGTTCATAGGCAAAATAATTTTTCTTGAAATGATATCATTTCTAATACTTAAAGCCATATTACTATTTTTGTCCAGTGTCGCTTTCATTGCATACATAACAGCAACACCTTCGGCATATTCTAATTCAGGTGTTAAATTCTCCTCGTTATAAGCTATTCAAGCTGGATATGTAACCCCTCGTTCATTATCGTATGTTTCTTTTTTTAACTCATTATAAACTGTATATCCTATACCATGAGCATCTATAACCATCCTATGGCATTTGTAGTCATAGAATAATTGTTTAATTCTTAATGCTTGTGATTCAGCACTAAGACCATTATGTGATTCCATATAATTTAATTCTTTTTTATATATTTTACCTGATGGATAAGTTCTCATTAAACTATATATAGAGTTATCGTTTAATTTACCAGCTGATAATGCTATATCTGCTGATAATATTCTAAGTTCATTATCCTTTTCTGTAAAATTAAAAGTTTTTACACCAGTGTCTCTTTCAGTAATGTATTGAGTAATGGTTGGTGGATAGAATGCATCTTCTAAAGTCATGCAAGAAGAAATTTCATCTACCTTAAATAGGGAAGTTGCGTTTTCCCCATAGAATATACCCTCAATTTCCATGTCATACGTTTCTTTATCCAACGTTTCTTTAAATTCTTGTAGTTTCGCTTCTGTAATTAAATTGTTTCTTAGTGAAGTTTTACTTCCAAAATTAATTACAAAAGATTTAGATAAACTTGTCGGCTTTATCATATTTCTAATATTTTTTAGATAATAATTCTCATAAAACCAATTTGTCTTATACCATGCAGATGTTAGGAATATCATTTTGTTTTCATATTCAATGTAATCTGCATACTCTGGATTAGACAGATACCCTCTTCTTCTTGGCGTTGTCAAGAAAGGTATTAATACTTTTTCTAAAACAACTTTATCTACCCAAACAGACTCGTCTACTATAAGTAATGTACTTCTTATACCTCTACGATTATCAGAAGCATTAGTTGCAAGTAGAGTAGAACCGTTTTTGAAAACAACTTTTAAGCCATCATCGGTTTTTACATAATCCTTTATTTCAGCCTTTAATGTTGGTGACATACCACATAATTCATTTTGTATCTTGTTGGTAATAACCTTTTTAGCTTGCTCTTTAGTGCTACAACATATTACAACATCTGAATTAGGGTAGAGTATAGCAATGGCACAACCAAATGCTGCTGTAAAGAATGATTTACCTATACCTCTGGTCGCAACCATTATTCCAGTTGTACACTTAGAGAATTGATATGCTAAAATTTCCTGAAAGGGTTTCAGTGGGATTTGCATGTAATCTATCATAAATCTATTTACATTTTCTCTTCAGAAAGTGATTCATGCTTCAGCACCTTCAAGATAAGCTTGTCTTGGATTAGGATGTTTTTTCCAAACTTTTTCTGTTTTAGTTTTGAATACCTTTTTAGTATTTTCCTTGTTTAACAAAAAATCACCTACTTAAACAGTCCAATTGAATTAATTAATTGCCCTGTATATTCTTCATCTATGATTTTTTTAATTCCGTCAACATCCTTAAATCTATCACTTACTTCGGCAACAGGTCTTTCATCCTCAATCATTCTTGCTATCATACCGATTAATTGCTCATCTTTTTCAAGAGTATTTAATTTTGATGGTTTCAATTTTGCATCCGCCATCAATGAAGATTGAGATTTTCTTAATTTCATATATAGGTCATTATTTCCACTTTCTTCAGCTTTACGAGTATTTAATTCACCAATAGCATAATCTCTATATAAATTCTTTTCTGTAGGTAAGCTTGCACCATAAGATTCCACCAGTTCTGAATAAAGACTTTCTAAAAAATATATATCTTCCTTTTCTCTGTGCTTTCCTCAACGGTTATATACTTCTTGAGTGAGTTTTATGTTATCATCCTCATCATTTATTTTTATATAACTTGTGTCGACATCTTCATTCATGTCTTTTATATTTTCTACCAATTCCTTACTGATTGTTGTACCAGACGGGAATAATCCCATTTTTGCAGACATATCCGAAAAATATTTAACCACGCATTCAGCACTTATCCTCTCATCAATAACTTCCCTAGCATATCTATAGTCAAAAGGAAAATTAAAGTTCATACATAGGTGAAACAGAGCCATGAATGTATTATTATGTAATTCTTTGAGTTTTATAAACCTTTCCTTAATACATTTTTTACAAATAGGTAATCTCCCAGTGTTACTAAGTTCACTATGGTATTTAACAAATTCCTTTTCTACCTTTTCCTTCTCACATGAAGGACATCTAATTAAATTTCCTTTATCTTTTATATTAATCACAGCCTTTCTTTACAATAATGGAATGGGTAATTCCGTACCCATCCCAACTTGTAAAAAGGAGGAAGTAAGGAAGGAGTACTCTTTATAAAAAAGAGTCCTAAAACCACCATTATTGATGATCTTAGGACTCTTAGCGAATAAATACTCGCTTTAGTCTAGTCTTATATTATATGAACATTCTTTACCACGATTACTCATGACGATAAATTTTTGAGCTGGCGGCGAGTTCTTTCTAAGATTAAAAGCATATTCATCCACACCAACAAAAGAACCATTAACTAATACTTCAGATTGATTTATAGTAAATTCATTTGCATTATGAAAATGCCCCATAAACACATAATCTGGCACTTCGCCAGTTATAGCCGTTATGTTTTCCACAACAGATTGTGGTTTATCTTTATCTCCATGAACACCTACACAATTATAACCACAAATATTCAACTGTGTATAAGTTTCACAGCTAGATTTAATTATTTTAACATTGGATATATTTTTACATCTCTGTATAATTAACTCTTGAACAAGAATATTAAAACTATCCTCATTTAAGTTATCATCTTTATTCGGGAGCAATCTGTCATGATTACCCTCAACCATCGTGAATACTACACTGTCTAATTTTTCAGCAAGTAAACATAATGCTTGAGATATAAGTTCAGCAACACCAATGACCTGTTTAGAAGCACCTATCCTATTTTCTAATCTTAGGTTATTATGGATATTCCCCGAGATAGTATCACCTAATTCAAATACGTTTAATTTCTTTATTCCGTAAAACTCACATTGACGTAAAACATTATCTATAAGTCTTGACATTCTTTTTCTACATTCTTCTGGATTATAAAAGTTAAGTGTATTGTTTATATTGATACCATAATGTATATCTGAAAGAAGCAAAATACCTTCTTTTTCTCCAGTATCATGATTTATATCTTTTTCGATAACTAAAGGTTTACTAAGGGATAATAATTCTAGTTCATCCTTTAATAAAGATATAAAATCCTCAACTCTTGCTAATGCTCTTATCTTTTTATTAGTAAATGTTCTTTCGTCAGATAACATCTGCCTTGTCTTTTTTAACTCTAACAGAGTTTCTTTATATTCATTGATCTTGTCTTGCGGGGTATCCTCTGACAAACTCTGTTCTTTGATGAAGTCATTATATTTCTTATATCCATATGCCATTCTCCTCAAGGTGTCATAATGAATATCTAAACCTAATTCTTCAACTATTTCATCTCAACCTAACTCAATTTCCTTGTTGAGTTTAGCCAGACAAATATCTAATTCCTTCTTAAAATCTTCCATCCTAAAACCTTTCCTTACACAAAAATAGAGTATGCTGTTGTGCATACTCCAATTTGATAATGTAATTTTGTGGACTAGTCATTCCGTTTGTTAAGTGGGGAATGCAGCCACAAGATTATTAACTTATATCTCTTCTGAGAAGCCTATTGAAATAGAAATTCCTTCTACATTGATGAAATCTGCAATAAAGTCATTAAAAGATATTTCGTTTATAACACAATTATCTTTATCTAATTCTTTAATCATAAGGTTTTCACCAACATACCCTAATACTGCTTTATTTGTTGAAATTTTCTTTTGTTTCTTTGCCATTCCTACTTCTTCCTTTTTAAAATATATATTTCGCCTAAATCCACTTGAGAAATAGGCGATTTTTGTCTCTATCTCCACGTAAGAGAGTAGAGTTAATCCTCAAATAGCAACAAATTCTATCTGTTACATCGCATGGGACGGACATGACCGAGCCTATCCGTATTATACTAAATTATGTTCTAGGAACGTATTGCATGATGCCAATGACTAAAATTAAAAGGTAATGCTTACGAGAAGAGTTGTATTCGCTCTTGTTTTGAAAGGAGGTCGCATATACGCCCCTAGAACTTGTCATTCACGCCAAACAAAGGAGGTAAGTTTAACGTGAATCATATAAAATTGTTATGTATTGCAGGGGAAGGATTCGAACCCTCAATTTGAGGTAATGAGCCTCAACTGTTGCCATTACATTACCCTGCCATGATTATTTGTTGAATATACTGCCTTGTGGGATCCCTGGAACAATCGACCTTAACCATTAAACAAGGATTTTTACGAACTTTTTTTATTTGAATTTTAGTCTTTAACAGTTTGATATTTAATATTTAATCATTAAAATTTAACCTTTGACCTTTAAACTTTCAATCTCTCCTATTATTTAGATTTGAAACATTTTGCCTAAAATCTTTAATCTAAATATCTATGTTCTTTACTTTTGAAAAGAAGTCAAATTTTATTAGACTGTTATGGAAATTCGTATACCCAACAAATATATATAGTATTATTTTGTATTCTTTATATTTCTATTGTAGTCAACGCATTAGATGTAGACAACGCGAAATCAACCTGAGCTTCAAAATCAGAAATTTCCTTATATAGCTCATCTATCTTTTTCTTAACGTCAAAGCCTAGAATAACTTCATATTCATTTAGCCTTAGATAGTTATCTATATATTCTTCTTTCTTTGAATCCTGATTTTCACCTCTTAAAATTTCTTTAGTTAATTCAAGAGCTTCTTTTTTCGCCTTCTCATTAAGTCTGTCGACTTTATTCTTATTATCATCAAACTGTTCTTCAAGTTCATCTACAAGTTTCTTCTTCAAGTTTATTGAAGATTTTAATTCTATTGCTTCAGCAACAGTATATTTCTTTCCAGCAACTTGGATTTCAGTAACTGCGTTACTCATTATGATTGCCTTTTTAAGTTTATTTCTTTCTTCAATCATATCTGAAATAGACTGATATTCGGCTTTTAAATTTTTCTTTATATCTTTTTTGTCTACGTTATTGATTGTTTCCGCAGACTTTAGTCCTAATTCGACAAAAGTAGAGTTTTCTATTTCTCTGTTAATTCTTTTTTCATACATCTTTACTTTTGCCAATGCCTCATGAATGTTCATTTGTGTCATAATCTTTCTCCTTTAAACTTTAAACTTACTTCTTCCTATTTACTTTAACTGGTGCTTAGAGACGGAATCGAACCACCGACACGGGGATTTTCAGTCCCCTGCTCTACCGACTGAGCTATCTAAACAAGTTTGGCAAGGGTGGAAGGATTCGAACCCTCATCTTTCAGATTTGAAGTCTGCTAATCTGCCAATTGAATTTACACCCTTGTATTTTGCCTAAAAAACATTTCATATTTTATATTTTTTTAGTAAAAGAAACGTAGTTTTAGGCAAAAAAATATGGTTATTTTATGATATTTTTTATACTTGATATATTTGTTTTACTTCCAAACCTTTTTTAGTAAAAGAAACGTAGTTTTGGGTAAAAAAATATTATCTCATATAACTTATACTAAAATTATATCATACCCAAAAAAGAAATGCAACACTTTTTTTGAAAAAAGTTGAAAATTTTTCTATTTATTTTTAGATTCTTCCCAAATCCTTATTCCTTCAACATATTCCTCGTCAGTAACGCCAGACCTAACAGGTAGTTCTAACGATTCAAATTTAGTTGTTTCTTTTAATTTAGCATTCAGTGTATGAGGAACTTCAACTTTAAGCTTATAGTAGGGTTGACTAAAACATACTTTATTATTAGTAACGTTCCTATATATCCTAGCTGGTTGTTCCACACAGTTAAAATTTAATCCGAAAAGTTTAAAGCAATAACATTCTTCGGCAAAATTATTAATGCCTATTGCTATTCCATCTATAATTTTTCTAAATTTATTTTCATCCATCCTTATTCCAAATTCGGCTATAAGGGTGTTTCTCAAATACTTATAAAGTTCATCTTCTGTTAATTTCTTATTTGATTTTTTTGCCATTATTCACCGTTCCTATATACTAATAGTAATAACTGCCGAAAAAATTAACCTAAAATAGCTATTTTTTGCAATTATTCTCACATTCTTTACAAATCTTCTTAATATGCCCTAAAGAATCCTTATTGAACTCATGTATAAGCTTATTATTTTTACATATTTCACACTTGCGATATTTACCTTTTACAATATTAAGATAATACCAATCAGTATATTTAGTTATATATGCATTAGATATTTCCTTACATATAATATTTATTCCTTTGCTTACTGCTGCTGGAGTAATATTTAATTCGTTAGATATCATCTTATTGTTATATCCTGATAAGATTAAATCTAATATTCTTTTAACTCAAGGTTTGAGTTCTATCTCTTGTATAATATTTTCTAAATCCATAAGGATATGATTCAGGTCATTACTTATATCTTCTGTTTTAATCATACCTACTGAAACCCCCATGACTAAAGTCACAGGGTTCTAAAAATTTAAAACTTTATTTAAGAAGTTTAATAGTTTACACTATCCTTATTCTTATAGGCGTGTCCAGTTCGCCTCTAGCGTATAGAGCATTTAAACTCACAACGTTACTTTTTCTTAATATATTTAATGCACCATTTACATCGGAGTTAAAAACCATTCCTTGTTTTGTTTGATACAATCCTCTTTTTATTCTTTTCCCACTGAAATTATGGTTTTTAGGATTATCAGAATTATACATTGGAATAATATCTTTATCAAAAAAACTTGCTTTCGATGTATAGCTTTCTTCTTGTTTAACAAAAATTATGCCATATAATTTACAAAGATATTCCAATTTATTTCTAAGTTTCCCAAAAGGGATATTTGTAAAGGTTTGATTATTTCTTTTACCTAAATTAGGCATTCTTTGGAAAGTTTCATTATACCCACAAACAATAGTACCTATATTATTTTTCAAACAATAGTTTATGATTTTTCTGGATGCTTTATTCATATAATCATTTACTTTATTGTTACGTTTTTGTAGATTTTTCAATTGTTTATTGGTATATTTATCTTTATATCCTTGTTTATCCTTTATTCTTTGTAAACGTGCATTTTCTTTATTATACCATTGATTTATAGATTTTAATTTTTTGCCATCTATTATAAAAGACTTTCCTAGATTAGTAACACAAGTTGCAAGATTATTAATTCCAAAATCTATACCTAGTGCTTTATTTATATCTACATTGCTTTGAACTTCATTTACTTCATAAATATATTGAATCTCAAAGAACCTAGCTTTTGATTTCGGTATAATTCTTATCTCTTTTATCTTTTTATCAACCAATTTAGGTGGAATTTTTATTTCAATCCCTTTGTGTTGTTTTTTAAAAGTATTTGAATAAGGAATAGTCAATTTATTTCCTTTAATTCTTACAAAACCTATAATCAATGTTGTAAAACCCTCTTTAGGAAGATATCTCGGAAGTTTTATGTCTTTAAACTTGTGTTTGCCTTTTTTTGCTAATTTTATAAGAGCAAAAAATGCTTTAAAAGACCCATCGACTTCTTTTAAAATTTGCTGTGCCATATTTGAATTTAATTCTTTGTAATTACAACTGTTTTTCAACAATGCATAATTTTTTTTATAGTTCAAATACTCACCTTCTTGAAAGTAGTATTGTCTAACATTATATATAGCTTCATTAGTTAAGTTTTTTGCTATATGTGACAACTTTCTTAAATTTTTGTAATCTTCTTTTGATAATTGTTTTACTTGTTGTTTCATAGTCAAATACATTATAATCACCTCGCTTTCTTAGGTATATTATAACATATTTTACTGAAAATATCAATATTTAGTAAAAAGTATTTAGTTTTAAATTTTTAGAACCCTGCTAACGGGAGGTGTCGTTCATGTAGGGTCGCTACACCTTACACAGTTCTCTTATGAACTTCTTAATGTTTCCATTAAGCACAGACTATATCTTATCCATATCCTTTTATAAGGACTTAGGCGAAACCACTTCCACTGTCAATCGCTTACAGTGTACTTCCCTCAAGAGGAATAGTCGTTGAACTTTGCTCTGTTCAAGCCTTAGCTGCTGATTGTCGATTATTTAGTACTTAGGGTTTAACCTTATACCATCTAACTAAGTTTTTTCTGCTTTCACAACATTCACACTTGAGCTTATTTCATCTCTATGTTGTAGTCTAGTTAGCTTTACGAGTTTCCAGCAATTCAGTTTCTTTGTTGCATACTTTTCGTATGTCTACATACAAGTTTCCCTATATGCTTACTATTTTAACCAATTCATCTCATGATTGAAATCAAGAGTGTTCTTGGTTATTTTAATAAATTTTTGATATGAGATACCTGGAACATATCTAAAGCATCTCAATTAGGACAACCATTATCTTTAAGAGGTGCTTTAAAGATGATAGGTCTATGTTCTGAAATATATGTATCTTCCATATCTATCCTTGAAGTACCTATGTGTTTTCTAAGTAATCTCTTTTTTGTTGTTTCTTCTTTATCTAATTGACCTTTGTTTTCTAATACCTTTAATCTGTACTTCATTCCCTCTATAGAAAGCATATAATCTGTAAGGGTTTTACTTGACTTAATATCAGATGGCTTAACCTTAATATCTTTATCTTTTTTGAAGTTGCGTTGTTTGACAAAAATAGTGATATCTAAATTATCTTCACCAGTAGGCAAGAGAGAACCTCTTAGTTTTTCCTCATTTAACTCCCTATCGAATAATTCCTTACTATGATATATTTTGATATTCCCCTCCCTATCTCTATCTTCTTGTTTTACATCTGGGGAGTTTAGAAGGTATGATGATACTATTTCTAAAAATTTAGCATTAGGTGTGTCAGAATAAAGTGTATCATCTTTATTTAAGTCTACTTTTAAGTTTTCTGTATCTAAAAGTAGGTATCAATCTATATCTATTAATTCATTTACCAGTTTATTTCTTTCTTCAAATGTCTTTAATGTATAATCCAATTGCTGTAAAACTTTACTTAATTCTGTATTCATTCATTTTTATATTTCCTTTCAGATAGAGTCGATTAAATCTTCTTCGAGTTAGCACTCGAATCAGCTTTAATCTTATGTTTATTTCACTCATTTTTGGGATATTTCCGAAAAATATAATTAATTTATATTATATTCATACCCAAAAAATAAAGCCTGTAAACGTTTTTCCGAAAAAATAATAAAATTTTCTTTATCTTTTGGGTGTTTTAGTAGATTTTTTGATTGGATTATTGCTATTTTTGTATAATTTTATTGGATTTTGATTGAAATTAATTGAGTATATGTAAAAAGGGTAGAAGTGGGTGTTAAATAAAATTTATGTGTATTTTGGATAGATGTGTTGTTAATTTTTAATGAATTTGTGTAGGTTGGTTATGTTTATTATGAAATAATTGCTTAATATGATATTTATAAAAATGAGGATAATTTTATTATTTTAGTTTTGAGAAAAATGCTTATTTTGAATGAAAGTGGTTTAGTTGAATATTTCATGATTTTTAGGCTATTTTTGAAGTGATTTTGCACTATTTTTGGTGCATTTTTTGGGTAAAATTTAGTGGATTTTTAGGTTAATTTTGAAGGATAAAAAGTTATCTAAAAATGAGGATTGAGAGGTTGATTTTTGAATTTGATATGTGATTGTGTAGTAACTAATGGCTAAAAATCAAGGAAAACAATACCATAAATAATTAAATAGTCCCCTGTAATAATATCATATTATTAAAAAGAAAACGTTTAACCTGTTGGAAACACTATATAGTATATATCTATATATACTAATTGTTATCAAAATATTATCATTTTTTTGGCTAATTTTGACGAAAAATAGAGGAAAAATATATCGACTTTTGGAAGTCAATATTGAGAGAAAGTTGGAGATTTAATTGTTCGTGTCGATTAATTAAGAAGAGAATTTTATCTGTCGAATTTTGCTTATATAGTGAGAATAGTTGACACATCAACTAATTTGTCACAATCTTAACAATAAGTTATCCAC